TTATGCCTTCTTTGTTCCCCGGCTGATCGCGTCGATCACGTCTTGTCCGGCCAGATAATGTTTGCGGATGATTGATTCGGCGTCGTCCTGCGAATGGCCTGAAATCTCCGAAATAAGCTTGATCTTCTCATCGTGCGCCTTGTCGAGATTGGCATAGGCAAAGGTGATCGCCGTCCCGCGCAGATCGTGGAAAGTTACCCCCTTGATGCCGAGACGCGCCATCTCCTTGCGCCACGAAGCCCGGAATCCGCTCGATGTCCAGTTCTGCCCGAACGAGTTCACCAGCACTCGCTGGCGCGACGTCGTTTTGGCGTCCTTGAGAACCGGCAAGATATCCGGAGCCGCCATCACACGCACACGGGCTCCCGTTTTCCCCTGCCTGATCGAGACGCGCTCGCCGTCGAAAGCCAACGTCGGCATGCTGAGGATGTCCGCCTGGCGCTGCATCGTCCAGAGGGCGACGAGCGCGACGTTGCGGAGGTGGGGCACGCCCTCCGTCAGCAGCTTCGCGAGTTGATCGTCAGTCCAGATGATATCTTTCCGCGTGCCGGAATGCAGGCGCTCGACTTCCTCAAGCGGGTTTCGCAGGATGACTTCGTTCCCCTTCGCCCATGAGAAGAGCCGCGATAGCAACGCGATATGCATATCTGCCGATCTGGGGGAATCCCTCATGGTGTCGCGCCAGTTGAGGAAGATGCGACGGCTGCCGCGCGCCTCGATCGCTTTAATCGGGAAGCCCTCGAACTTCAGGCGGATCATGGCGAACTGACGCTCATAGTCGCGCCTGGTGGACGCCGCCAGCTTCATATAGCCGGCCGTCTTGCGGAACTCATCGATCAGAGATCCGATCGTCCCGTCTTCGGAAGCTTTTTCGCGCTCGCGAGTGAGGCGCACATATTCCTGCGTGAAAGCCTTCGTCCCTGGCTTCGCGTGCATCCTGGGGGCTCCCTTGCCGCGCCAGGCATAGTAATAGGTCTCGATGGTCCCATCGGCCAATTTCACATTGACCTTATGCACGCCGACCAACTTTCCCTCCATTGATCCACCCCTCCAATGCCTTTTCCGCGGTATCTTCTTCACGATCGACCGCAGTAAAGCTCTTCGGAGCAAACTCTATCTCGCCCGATGGGTGCATGACCACGCGGACGTTATGGATGGCTGCGGCGGCGGCAGCATCGGATATTTCGGACTTAGTGTAAGTGCGGGCTCGGCTCATGGGCGGTTGTCCACATTGTTTCCACAGGGCGCGGCCTCCTCAAGGGCAGCATTCCGTATGTCGGCCTCGTTGAGCTTTCTCATGTCGGCACCTCCCAAGGAATGAGCTGCGTGGCGTAGGCCAGCATCAGAGGATGACGCGGGTGCCCGTCGAGCGCCGTTCCCCAGCACATCGGTTTGGCGCCTGCTTCAGACAAAACGCTCACAACTGATCGCCAACGGGTGCGCAGCGGTTTCGGAAGCTTCGAGAGCGGGCCCCAGGCCACAATGTGGATATCGGCACCTCGGACCGCCTGCGCGATATAGGCGTCGTTCTGCGGGCCGATAGGGTCACCCAGGTGCCGTAGATCGCGAATATCCTTGGCAATGCGCGCGAACGGGTTCCAGACGACAACCTTGCTGGCGCCGAGCCGAATACAGAAGCCGTCCACCTTCGTCATGGTCTGATCGTTCTCTTGGCCGTTGGTAAGAGAAGGGTTGACCATCCCGAGAGAGATGACTGGGCCGGTGCCGCCGAATTCATGCTCGAGCAGGTATCGGTAAAGCCCGCAAGCCGAAAAAACAGCTCGTCGTGTCATGAGAAGATCACTCATTCGGCGCTGGCCTTCTACGCCGCGCTCATGTTCCGTGCTCCTGGTCATCAGACGTTCCTCGTCTTGGCGAAACCGCGGGATTTGATTTTGGCAGAAGACGACGGCCAGATGCCGAGATGCTTCTTTCGAATCCGATCGCACTTCGCCTGCTCGGTTTGCTCCTCGGATGATTTGAGACGGTGGTGTGCCCGCAAGACGGGGTGCAGGTTCGTCTCGCGGTGCTCGCCACCGCGCCAGATCGCCTTGATGTGGTCGAGGTCCCACTCGTCGCAAGGCATGATCTTGCGGCCGGAGAGCTGGCAGATGCCTCCGAACTTCTCGAAGACGCGAAGGCGAACGCGGGGCGGGATGGCGGTATCGTCGGTCTTACCGATCCATTCTTCAACGCTGCGCATCGCCACCATCAGCTTTTGCTGCGCCGATCTCCCGCGCGCGCTCAGCCAGCGCTTTCAACTGATCGGCGATCTCGGACAGATTTTGCTTATCCCGGCTCGCGGCTGTCAGCCGCCGACGGCGCACCCTTTCATTGATCTCGGAGGCGAATGGGTCTGGCGGCCGCTTTATGAGGATCCGATCGGTTCTCATTCGTCACCGCCTTTCATGAAGCACTCGTTGCAGATCGGTCCGCCGCGAACGTGCTCGCCGCTCAGCTCCTGGGGGAACTTGTAGCGGCCGCACTTCGGGCACTTCGACTGGCGGAGGCCGGCGCGCAGCTGGACGCGTGCCCACTCGTGCCATTCGAGATAGCCGGTCGGGGCCGGATCTCCTCCGCGGTAGGTCGGGATGATGTGGATGTGGGCGAAGTCTCGGATCACGAGGCACCGCCATTCATCGGCCAAATCGTAACGGTCTCGCCGTTCTCCATAGCCTCGCGCACAAGCCAGACGATTTCCTCGTCGCTGTCGAACGGTACATGGGTGCGGCAAAGATGACCGTCGGCATCGCGGGTTTCAGCCTGCCATCCTGCTTTACGAACATCTTCGGATGTCTGAAGGTTGACCGGGTTCGGATTCTTCATGATGCGCCGCCTTTCGATTTCGCCATCAGCCGCTCAAGCGGCGACAGGTGATCTTCGACGGCCTTCGACTTCAAAGGCGGCAGGCCGAACTTTTCGAGGTATTTGCGTGAATGTTTTGCCCAGACCTTCTTTCCCCAGCTCGTCGAGGCAAACTCCCACGGACGAGCGGCGCGTAGCGCCTTCTTGCGGGTGGCAAGGTCGGCATCGGCCGGAAGGTTTCGGTGAACCTCGCCGATGAGGTGGGAGGCGGTTTTCTGCCAGTCGATCATAGGAGAGCCCCACCTCTCGCCAGATTTAGGGCGGCTCCAAATTCGGCAATGCGTCCGACAAGCTCGGGGATCTGGTCGGGCCAAATCCACCACACGGGAAATGTGCCTTCCTCTTCGGCACGACGGAAATCGCCACCGTTGGTAACGCGACGGCCGAGGCTATCGAAGCACATGGCGGTGAAGTGGTGGCCGCGCCAGCCCTTTGTCTCGCCGTGCTGAGTGTTGTTGTATTGAGGGTGGCAGATGAGCCAGGACGATGCCTTGTTCACCCACTGCTGGTGGCTAGTGAATTGCTGGCCTTCGAAGGGCGGGGCGATGCGCTTATCGCTCATGCTGACCTCCGATCACGGTAGTCCCGCCACCTGATGTATTCCATGAAGGTCATGGAGCCATCGTATGCAAGGAAGTCGAGGTATCGCTGTTTGCTGCGCGAGAGCTTCGGAGGGGCAGGGCTTTCCGTTACGACGGCGCGCTTTCCTTCTTCCGTTGCCCAGAAGCAGTCATCGCCGCCGCTCAAGGGGTGATTGCGGCGAACGGCCATGAAGCCGAGATCGACGAGGGCCATGCAGTCCGCATGATCCTTGCTGCCTTCGCCGGTGACGAAGTGGTTTCGGTAAAATGTGCCGCGCCCGTACTGATCGAGGCCGAGCGTGTGCTGGAGGATGTGGAGGAGCTTCGGGTTCATGCTGCCCTCCGGCGTTTCAAATCTTCTGGATCGGTGAGGATGATGCCCTGCTCGGAATAGTGCCGGTGCACGGTGTCGAGGTAGGCGGTCTTCTGGCGCGTCGTCATGATTGACGTGATCGGAAGGCTGATCGGCTCCATCATCAGGGCAAGCTTGCTGGCGTAGGGCAGCGGCTTGATGTGGGCATCGTACTCGAGCCGGAATGCATCATTTTCGGCGCGAAGGATCGGCACGCCAAACATTAGCTTGCACTCGCCCCTCGCTTCTTCAGGTGTCCGGTCGCCGAGCTGGGCGGCGATCTCAGCCATCCATAGACGCTGGAGCTTGTTCTGTGGGCTCGTTCGGTGCGCACCGTCCGTGATGCTGCAGGTGAAGGGCATCGTCTTGCCCATGATGTATTTCACCAGCATCTCGCGGGCTTGATCGGTATCGACGATGCGGTTGTTGGTCGCCATGGTCAGCCTGCCATCAACGGATGCTGCTGCAGCGCCTTGTCGACGTTCGCCGCGCGCTTCTGGCGTGCAGCCTCGATGCGCTTCTTCAGTTCGAGGGCGTCGCCGGGATGACGAGCCCAATAAATCTGCAGGCTAGCGCGGTTCGCGTCTTCCCACTTCGCCACGGCGGTCGCATCGAGATTGGCGATATGGTCGATGACGCGATCGAAGAACTTTCCATCAGGAACGTTTTCGAGACCGAAGCCTTCGCTCCACCAAATGGTGAGGGCGTCCTTGCCGCCGATCGCGCGCAGCCGGTTGTCCTGCTGCTCCTGGGCGGCAATCTCGGAAGCCGTCAGGTCGAGAACCTTGGCGCGGTCCATTTCGGCCTCGTCATAGGTGCCGGTAAATTCTTCCGGCCAGCCGGCGCGAAGTGCCTGCATCTGAGCACACTTCTCAATCATCAGGCGTGGCATGCGGCACCAGTTGCCGGAATCGTCGAGGACTTCCGTTTCCTCGCCGACGGCCACCTTCTTCCTTTTCGGCTTGCCGCTATCGGGCCAGACCTCGCCAGTGTCCTCCCACTTGTATCCGCCGGCGGCCTTGCGCTTGATCGGCGCGAACTCATCCCAATAGGCCTGGCCGACGACTTCGAACCACTCGCCGGTTTTCGGATCGCGCTTCCACAGGTAGACCGTTGCCGAGACGATGCCGAGCGGATTGGTCGGCGCCATCATCGCCTTGTCGACTTCGAACTGTGTCGGCTTGCTGGCCGGCCGATAGTCGCCGCAGCGTTGAGCAATCACGCGCTGGCCGTCGCGGGTGATGATGATAGTCATCTTCCGTTTTTCGGCATCGCCCTTCGAAAAGACCATCGGGATGATCTGCCCGAGAAAGGGATCAAGTCCCTTCGCGCGGGCGACTTCGCAAAACAGATTAAACTCTTCATCGTTGCAGTCCTTCGCGATCGTCGTTTTGACGAGCGAAATCTGCTTCGGCGTCATGTCATAGCGGGTCATTGCGTTCATGATCACTTCCTCCGTATGGAAAGGCTGCGGCTGCCGTTGTCGAGTGTGGCGCCGGGGATAGGTTGGTCGTCGAGCGCGGCACGAAGCGCCTTTTTGTCGAGCTTCGGCGCGGGGCGCTCCTGTTCAATCCAGAACCTTGTCGGGATGTCAGCTTCGTTGGTGACGATCAGGCCGGGGGCTCGCTTTGTGAGGGTCAGCGTGGCGGTCGGCAGGCGAAAGCTCTCCTGCTCAGTGGTGATCATTGCCTGCTCGATCGTCGCCTTGACGCGGCCGGCGCGCTCTTCGAGACGGCGGCGGCGCTCGGCGAACTCTGCTTCCTTTGCCTTCAGGCCGATGATGTGAATTTCGCACTCGTCGATCTCGGCAAGCGCGGCCTGGATTGCTTCAAGAAGGGTGGTTCCGCCCTCAATCGTGTCGGCGACCAGTTCCTGATCGTCGTCGACGCCCTGAGAGCGCAGATTGCTCATCAGGCGCTTTGCTGCCTCTGCCTGTCTGGCAAGGTTGAATTCTACTTCTGCCATGTGACGCAAGCCTCCTGGCAATCGATGTCATGTTTTCGGGCCCGCTCTTCCATCGCTGCAGCCGAGACGATCGCCGCGATAAACCCGATGGTCAGGCAGGTGATCGCCTGGGTTCTGAGCGAAGGCAGAATGACCGGAGCCGGGGTGAGGGGCTTTTCAGCGCACTCACCGGCCGGGCACGAGCAGCCGCCAAAGGCTTTAATGATGCAGTCAGTGGCCATTCTTTTCCCCCTCAGGCGTACAGCTGGTCGTGATCGTTGATGTTCATGGCCTTTCGGGCGACGGCCGCGAGCTTCGCGCCGCAGCGGTCGTTGAACGCGATGTAATCTCTGACGGCGACGGCATGCCGCCCTTGGCGGCGCTCTTTGCCGGCGGCGTATTCAGCCGCGGCATCTTCCTGGATCCGGCAAATCGCGGAGAGATCACGCATAGAGCTGATCCTCGTCGGTGATTTTCATGATCTGTCTGGCGTAGCCGTACCGCTCCGAGCGGGCTGCAATAGCGCCACGCATCCAGTTCGGGCCGCGCCATGTGTTTGCTTCGAGAAACGGACCAGCGAGGCGAGCGTGGGACTGCGCTTCGATCGCCATGTAGGCGTCGCAGTCGGCCAGCGTCTTCACATCGTTCCAGCGAGCGTCGCGCTTGCTCTGGTCCGTCTCGATGTTGCGAATGTGCTGCATTTCCATCCTCGTCGCCGTGGCGTTTCGTTGATGGATTAAACGTACGTTATGTACGATTACACGTCAAGTACATTTTGTACGATTATGGGAGGGCGAAAAACTTTTGCTCATGGCGAGAATCGAATCGACTCTCATCCCAGCATCTGCTTTCATCAGAACGAAAGGAGAACGGAATGGGCTTGGCAGCATTGAAATCGTCGGCGTGGTTCACGCTCTACATCAGGTGCGAGAACTGTATGAGAGACAGCGAAAGGGTGGTGCAGATGCCAATTGGTGACGAAGTTCCGCGAGACGCCGAAGAGCTGATCGAAAGCGTCTATCTGGAAAAAATCCCATTCCGATGCCAGCCGTGCGGGAGCGTGATCGGCCGGCTGGTCGGTATCACAGGAGGTACTGCGTATGACAACTGAAAGAGAAGTTCTGGAATTTATCATCGTGCCCCCCTTCAAGGAGAGGGCGGCCGTCGGCGCCGCAAAGGAACGCCTGGAGCACTATCTTGGCAATCGGTTTCCAGGTTATAGCTTCAAGGTCGGGCCGTTTGCGCCAGTAGGGGACGAAGAGGAGTTTTGTGTGCTCCCACTCATGAATTTCGTCGGGGACGACGGCAACAATTATATGTGCACGCCCCCGAGGCGGTGGCTGCTGCAGGAAATTGCGCACGCCTGCCGCGGGTTTGATCTGAAAGGATTACGGCACTCCGCTGCGTGACCTTGGGGCTACTTAGCCACATAGCGTTGATGAGGGTGCTGCACCATTTCAGGGTAGGTGTACTGGAGACGCCCTTCTGAAACCAGCGACTGAACGTATTTGGTGGAGACGTGCGCTGAGGATTTGTCCAAGAGCTTAGCTATCTCTGCGAGCGATAGCGCCCTCCACTTGCACAGCCTCACAATCAAATCCATTGCTTTTTCTGGCTGAAGTCGAGCCTGCAGCTGCGCAAACAGAACGTCCTTCCGAAGTTTATCTGGCATTTCACCCATCTGGACCTGTAAAAACCGATTAGCATCGACGTCATCGATCTTAGCATCCATGCTAACGGTGCTCGTCGCGGTTGAACCATCCTTGTTAGCGAGTTTGGCGAACGCAGGACCCGGCACATAGGTGTTTTTCGAGCCCACCGATGGCTCTACGATAAGATCTAACGTTCTTAGCTTCCGTAAGCTTTTTGATGCGGTCAGTGTGTCAACGGAGTTTAGGCCGCGATAGATTGAGTTACTTATCGCCCCCACCTCTCGGAGGAAGATCATTCCCTTCATCTGGTCTTGCGAGAGATCCAGCGATTTAAAATTCGCAAGCCAAGCAATGTCCTTCTCGTCTAAGAAATGGTGGAAGAGAAACGTAGCTGTGAATTCGTCTAGCGTCCGATCCGAGTCAAACGTGGGTGAAGCCAGCCCGCTTTTCTCCATGAGCCGCTTCATAACACGGATTCCACTGCCTTTAGTCTCCGCGTAGCGCGTTTCGTGCAGTACCTCAGCAACCACTGGATTTCTTAAAGCGGAACCAGATTCATCGAACCTTTCTTCTGCTTTCAATGAATACCCGGGGTTTTTGATCACTAGGCGGTTTGGATATCTCAATATTTGCACTGGCTTATTCACGCGGTAATTCCGGTGCATCAGCGCGTTAACAACCGCCTCGCGAATTACACGAAAAGGCAATACCGGCATCTCTGTCCGCTGCCCGCTGTGGTGATCTTCGATCTTGAACGCTTTCGGTAGATCGTCCGCAATTGCAGCCATGATTTTTTGTGCTACGAGCAACAGAGATCCCCGCATTTCGAGCGCTTCAAACGGCATCTCTGTGTTCTCCGCCCAACCCAGCGACGGAACACGGATATAGTCAAAACGCATGCTGGGGAAATGGCGCCTTAGCGCCGGCTGTGACCCGAAAAGAAGCAGGCCCGCAAGAGTACAGCGAATTTTCCCTCCGCGTATGCGTACTGCTCCAAGGGCTTCGAGCATGTCTTCGTCGTTCATTTCCAGCTCAGCCGCAGCTGGATAGGCTTCCTTTCGCGATCGTCGGTATGCTTGGATCGCATTCCGGTCGATGTCATTCCAGGATGCTTCCTTTACGATCTGACTGTCTGCTGACTCGTGGCTTTGATCCATAAAGAATGCGGACAGATCTTCATCGGTGCATCGGACGTCGGTTGGTCCCAACCGTCTATAAGCGCCTTTCGGTAGGCCTGTTGCTTTAAAATATACGGGCTTCTGTCCTCTAGCGGCTTCTGGAACAGTGATTTTAAGGACGATCTTTCTGCCAACCTTTTCCGGTGTGACATTGACCCGTACTGGGGAATTGAACAGCGAGCTGCATGAAGAAACGATCTCACTACTCAATTTATCAGGATCGCGCACTCCGGTTGCAGTGTAAAAAGGGAAGAGACCGATCTCTTTGGAAACTCCGAGAAGTACCACTCCTCCGCCCAATCCTGGCTCGTTCGCCATAGCGCAAATGGTCTCATAAACAGATTTTCCCGGGTCCGACCCACTGACTGTCTTTGCCTCAAGATCTTCGGACTCGTCGACCTCGTTGAGCCTCTTGATAAGTTCAGACGCAGAGTCAGACAGTATCATCTCATAATCCCGGCATCTCGTTCATCACCCGCCGTACCAGGGCGATGACCTGCACGCTCACGCCGTCATCTGCCTCGTGATCGCGTTGAATGACAATCGGCTTGTGCTTCGGGTTCGTCGACCGCGGATGAAACTCCGCGCGATCGGGGAAAAGCTCCAGCTGCTTGACTGACCATTCACGGAAGTGTCCACCATCCCGGGTACGCTCGACGACTACCACCATCCCAGACCGCAGCTCGACCTGGTGCTCGATATCTTCGTATGAGAGGCAGACGAGTCGATCGCCGGGGAAGATCGGGCGAGGGCGCAGGTCGTTCATGCTGTCGCCGCTGCAGTCGAAGACGAGCTGGCGAGCGTTAGGAAATTTCTCATCACGCGGAAGCATGACCTCGACGGGGTCCGATTGATCGAACTCGTCGACCTCCCGAAACGTGCCAGCCTCGACAACGCCGGCGACCCGGCCGGCAACCATACCCAGACGGTTGAGCGTCAACTCGCTGACGACAGGTGCTGCACCTTCCTCCGCATTGTCACCGAAGAGGATCCAACCGGCCTTCACGCCGAAGAGTTCGCCGTACCTTTCGGCCGCTTTCTTCGAGATCGCGCGATTGCCGTTCTCGTTGCTGATCAGAGTGTTCTTGTTGATGTCGCGCGGAAATGCATTCGCCGCATCCGTGGGGCTTTGGAACCCAGCCGCCTCGCGCGCACGCTTCAATCTGTCCTTTGGTAATTCCATTCGTACATTATGGCCGAAATTTATCGTGCAATGTGTACGATTTAGGATTGACATCAGCTCGTACCTTTTGTACGATACGAGGCATGAGCAAAACACCTTCTTCTATATCAGCCCTGATTGATGAGTGGGAAACCATTGGTGAATTCGCAGCTGATGTCGGCTGCGGATACGAGGCGGCACGCCAGATGAGGCTGCGAGAAAGCATATCGCCGCGCCACTGGAACGGCGTCATCGCCGCGGCAAGCCGCAAGAGCATCACGGGCATTGATTGGAAGTGGCTTGCTACCCGCCACACCTCATCCAGGAAGGCCGTCTCAGCATGACCGATGCACACGGCGTAGCCCGCGACCAACTCCGCGCCTTCATCGAGCGCATTGAGCGCCTCGAGGAGGAAAAGAAGACGATCGCCGACGACATCAAGGATGTCTATGGCGAGGCGAAGGCCATGGGCTTCATCCCGGCCATGATGAAGAAGGTCATCGCAATCCGTAAAAAGGATGAGCAGGAGCGGGCCGAAGAGGAGGCGATCCTCGACACCTACCTGCACGCTCTCGGCATGATCTCGCAGCCCGATTTCTTCGAAGACTATGACGGCAAGGCGGGAAAATCTAATTCGAAATCGCCAGCAATGGCGCTTCAATCCCCGCGCAAGGCGGCGGAGGCGGTATCCGAGAGGACCGCATTTCAGGTCGATGCTCCGGCATCGGCTGAGGCCACGATAGAGGGGCAACCTTCGGTGACCGTGGCTACCAGCGCCGAAAGCGCAGAGGACGAGCGGAATGTTGAAGCCGTTGGTGGAGCAACGCTCGTCCTCACCAATTCCGAATCGGACGACGATGCAATCGCTGCAGTGAACGGCAAGGCCGGACTGGCGAACGTCGTTGACGTTGAACCGTCGTCGTCCGGCCAGATCGATCCGAATGAGGATCGCAGCGAAGGCCACAGCCTCGGCGCCGAACGCGCCGGCGCCAATGCAGGAGGCCACCATGTAACCGCTCAAGCAAATCGCGCCGCAACGGCCGGAGCGCTCGTTAAATCCGCTCCGGCCACCAAACCCCTCCGGCCCCACTGCCGGAACCCCGGCGAACACTGCGGCGGATATGGCAGCAATCATTGCCATTCGTGCCTGCGCGCGGCGAAGGAATCAGAGGTGGCAGCATGATCACGGCTCCGCACATTCGATCCCGCGCCGAGTTGACCTCGATGATGATCGACTTCACGGCGAACGGCGGCGAGGTTCGCAAGTTCGGTCGCGGATTTACGAGCGACTGGATCTACCTGAGGGATGTCTTCAAGGGCTTCGGGTACGAGCTGAAGACGGTCCGCCAGTTCTATATCGTTCATAAGATCGGATCGAAGGGCAGGCCGAAGCGCCTCACGCGCGTCCAGGCCATCCGCGAGATCGACCGCGTTCTCGTCGCCAACGGCATGCAGCCGTTCATGATCACCAAGCATGAGTTTTTGGAGGCGCGTCCATGACAGCCACCGTTGACGCAGCGCGCCGAGTTCAGAAGCAGGAAGTCCGGTTCGTGACCTTTCACTGCTGCCCGGCATGCGACCGAATCCTCTCCATTCCAGAAATCATTGAGCGGCATTGCGAGCGCTGTGATGCGCAGGTGCTGCCGAAAGAGGTGAGGGAAGCAGCATGAGCATGTTCTTCGGTCATCTGGCTGTGGCGTTGATCGCCGGCGGCTTTTTCCTCTGCACCGCCATCGCGCTGCTGTCGTCTCGGCGATCTGGGATGGAAACACGTGACGAAGAGGTGCGCCACGCCAGGAGCCGGTATCCGGCGAACACGAACTGACGGGCTAACCCCCTCCGGCCCGTCACAGCTGGTCCCGGTCATCCTCCCGGCCGGGGCCAGTGACCTTCAACCTCAGCCGGCTGTTTCGGATGCGCAAAATGACTGCGCTCACAGCCTGGCCGAGGGGCTCAAAATTCGCAGGTGGCGACGGCGGATCGCCACCTGCAGCAAAGCCGGACGCGGCGGAAGTGTCGGCTTTGCGGAATGGAATGACGGCATGCCCAGACGGCGGGCCGGCGACAAAGGGCGAAGGCCCGGCAAGGCTTTCTCCTTTGTCGTTTTCAATATCGGTCCTGCGCATCTGAAGTCTCCGTGGAACGAGACCAGTGATCGCACAGGAGACAGCCAAGTTGTCGGCAATCAGTGACAAGAAAAAGTCAAACAGGGCCAAGGTTATGAGTGATGCCTTTTACGCACAGAACCTTTTGAGAGAAGCCTTTCCCGAGCGGCGTTACGGCTCGGTCAAGGGAGCAATATTTGCGGCATATCGGTTCGTCAGCCCGAAGGTTTCGAAGGAACTGACACCGAGAAGAATTCGAGCGATCCGCGATGGCACCGCCCGCCGGATCGACGCTGAGGAAATGGAAGCGCTCAAGGCAGCGATCATTGAGGAGGCCCACCGTGAGCAACAGGAATTACGCGCCCGTCTGGCTGCGCTGGACAAAAAGGTTGCCGCTTTCAGCGAGAGCGTGGCTGGCCTCTCGGTGGCGGGCGCGGGCGAATAAATGGGCCGATCGGGCCGAATGGATCATGGGGGATTGAGAGTGGCGCGCAAGATCAAAGTCGCAGATTTGCTTTGCGGGGCCGGTGGTTCGTCAGCAGGGGCGAAGCGCGCGCTGGAAGAAATGGGCCTGGAGATGGAATTGGTCTGTGTAAATCACTGGCCGACTGCCATCGATACCCACCAGAGGAATTTTCCCGAAGCCAGACACTACATTCAGGACATCGCCACAGTCCGCCCGCACATCCTGGTGCCGGAAGGCTATCTGGATCTCTTGATGGCGTCCCCGACGTGCACGCATCATTCTGTGGCGCGCGGCGGCAAGCCGACCAGCGACCAGCAGCGCAGCGACCCTTGGCATATCGTCACCTGGCTGACCGAGTTGCGGGTAAAGCGGATCATCATCGAAAACGTCTGGGAGTTCTGCGGCTGGGGCCCGGTCAACATGAAGACCGGTCGCCCTATCCCGTCCAGAAAGGGCGAATATTTCCACGCATGGACTGAGACGCTCCGGCGTCTTGGCTTCGAACTGGAGTGGCGCCGACTCAACGCCGCCGACTACGGGGACGCGACCACGCGGCAACGCTTCATCCTCATGGGTCGATCCGACGGCCGCAAGATCCACTGGCCAATGCCGACGCACCGAAAGCGCGATGAGGTCAACGCAGATCTGTTCTCCGCCGCAGAGCCGTGGCGCCCGGCGCGGGAGATCATCGACTGGTCTATCAAGGGGCGCTCCATCCTCAACCGCAAGAAGCCGTTGGCGCCCAAGACGCTAGCGCGGGTGTTGGCCGGCGCATTTAAGTTCGGCTGGCCGAAACCGTTCATCGACAAGCTTATGGAAGAGATCGAGCGGTCCCTGCGCTACCATATCAATTGGGCCTTCGAAGCACGAAACGCAAAGGCCTCAAAGTCCAAACGTCGTCAGCGTCGTGCACTGGCGAAGGATTTGATCAGGCGCCTACGCCACTTCAGGATTGCGCCTGCCGAGTACGCCAAGGGAGGGCGGGCCGCTGAGCCTATGGTCATCACGTTGCGGCGCAACGGTAACGGCACGTCGATATCAAGCCCCATCCCCACGGTCGCTGCAAATGGGCAGCATGTTGGACTTGCCGAGCCCGTCATCGTCAACATGAAGGGCCAATCGACGGCGACTTCGTCGAGAGAGCCCTTACCCACGCAAACGTCGCATGCGGCTCATTTATACGCTGCAGAGCCAATCATTCTCTCACAGCACAATAGCGGGTCAGCTCGAGAGGTGAGTGATCCTCTCCCCACTATCACGACCGGAGGAGCAGCGAACGAAGCCCGGCCAGGTTGCGCTAGGCCTATGCTTGTCGAGCCGTTCGTTCTGTCTCAAGCATCTGGAGGCTCCCCGCGGGCCGTTAGCGACCCCATCCCGACACCGACGACAGGCGGCAACGGGGCGGCGCACGCGCTCATCTCTCCATACTATGGCTCCGGTTCCGGCGAGACCTGCAATCATGTCGACGAGGTGTTGCCGACCATAACCAGCAAAGGCCGTTTCGGCATGGTGGTGCCGGTCACCAATTCAAACGGTGGAGCGACGGCGCGAAACATCGATGTTGACCCGGTTCCCACCATGACCACCGCGAAGGGCGGTGAGTTCGCGTTCATCGCCGCACAGTTCGGCGAGCGGGAAGGCCAGGCGCCGCGCGTCCACGATATCGACCAACCCACGCCGACGATCGCGGCAACCGGCCATATCAACCTCGTCGAGTCTGGGCCGGAATACGACATCCTCTTCCGCATGCTGGAGCCGCATGAGCTGGCGGCGGCAATGGGCTTCAATACCGAAGAGGCGACGTATGAGTTCGCCGGCACCAAGACCGAAAAAATCAAGCAGATTGGCAACGCCGTCTCGGTGGCGAAGATGAAGGCTTGCGTCGGTGCAATCATGGCAGACGCGGTGCCGAAGCTGAAATCGAGGCCAGATGCTGAATTTCTGGAGGCCGCTGAATGACCGAACCGTCAGAAATGATCGCATGGCTCGACCGCCGCATCGCCTCCGCCATGACCTGGCTGGATGATCACGGCAAAGGCTCGAAGAAGCCCCGCCCAGATCACGAGATCGAGAGCAAGGAATACGACATCGCCCGCTTTGAGGAGATCAAGGCAGCGTATGCGAAGGCGTTGGCGAAGAGGGAGCAGGCGGCATGAAGATCCCCTTGACTTCATTTCAGAGTCGGTGGCCAAGGTCAGTGAGCGACGCTGATCACCGGAATGCCAGCTTCATTGGCAGCGCGGATAAGGGCTTCTCGCGCGTCCTCGGCCGGGACGTCTCCATGGAGTGCATCCCGGCACGCTCTGATCGCTGTAAAATACTCTTCGCCATCGTCGATGGGCCAGCAAGCCGTCAGCATATTTGCCGCATCCCAGAGGGTCGCAACACGCTTGTACTTTTTCGGCCCACTCATAACGAGCATCAGAGGGGCAAACTCATCGAATGTGTGCCATTTCATGCCGTTGGGTCTTTCCACGGTAAACCTATTGGTAACTGTGCAAAAACCATTCCCGTTGAGGTGGCGGCATGACCGAAACTCGCGTCCTTCTCGATGGCCGTTGCAGGATCCATGTCGGTGATTGCATTGAAGTGATGCGCTCGATGCCGGCCAATTCGATCGACTGCGTTGTGACATCGCCGCCCTATTGGGGTCTTCGCGATTATGGCGTAGCCGGCCAGATCGGGCTTGAGCGGACGCTTGGCGAGCACCTCGAGGTGATGGTTTCCGTTTTCCGAGAGATCCGCCGCATTCTCAAGGCTCATGGCACCGTTTGGGTCAATTATGGAGACTGCTACGCTGCCACCCCCAACGGGAAGAGTGCAGAAGCCTATAAGGCGGACGGCAGCGACGACCGGACCTTTCGCGACAAGCCATTTTCGACGGTCGGCCCGGTCTATGACCCGAAGCATTCGAAAGCGCGGGGGCTTTTTGTCTCTGGCGATCGCCAATCACACGTCGAAAGCGGCGGCCGTGTTGTCGCCGGCGGCTATATGAAGCCGAAGGATGTTTGTATGATCCCGAACCGGCTCGCGATTGCCCTGCAGGATGATGGTTGGTGGGTTCGCTCGGAGATCATCTGGAACAAAACGAATCCGAAGCCCGAGTCCATTGATGACCGGCCGGCGGCGGTGCACGAGAAGATCTGGCTTCTGACAAAAAGCGAGCGGTATTTCTTCGACGCCGACTCGCTGAAAGAGCCCACCACCGGCAACGCCCACGCGCGCCGCAAGGACGGCCAGTACAAGGCGGCCAAAGGCAGCACCGCCGGGCAGAACCGGGAAGGGACGTGGGTCGAGACCTATGTGCCTGATCTTCGAAACGGCCGGAACGTCTGGACCTTCAACATTGAGGGCTACCGCGGCGCCCATTTCGCCACGTTCCCACGCGAGCTCGCCCGCCGCTGCATCCTAGCTGGAACACCGAAGACGGTCTGTGGCTGCTGCGGCGCTGCCGAGGGCTGTGGCCCGATCTGCGACACGTTCGAGCGTCTTCCCGGCATCGTGCTCGATCCCTTTGGTGGTTCTGGAACAGTAGCGGTGGTTGCCGAACAGTACAGCTACCGGAGCGCGTTGATCGAGCTGAAGCCGGAATATGCCGACATCGCCGAGCGCCGCATCGCCGGCGCGCCAGTCGTCTCGATCGAGAACGAAGAGGAGGCGGCATGACCAGCCACAACAACAATGCGGCTCTAGGCAAACTCGGCGTTTTGATCCTCTCCCGCAAAATGCTCGTCGGCGTCTATGGCCGCGGATGCCAAGTGAACATGGGCAAGAAGCCTGAACACCTTTCTAATACCCACGAGCTCGTACTGTATTTCAATCGGAATTTCTTTCCAGGTGTCGATTTCGTGCCTGGCTTCGAAATATCCAGCCACGCTGATCTTAAGGAGCGGAGGCTCCTGATCTCTTCTTACCCATCCCTCTATCATCAACCCAGGATCAAATCTTTTGGTGCCCCCTTTAGAGAAGGTCCAGTCGTGCTTGGGGGGCGGGTAGAGTTCCACCTTCTTCTCTCTGTCGAAACTGATATGCACAGTCGATATTTTGTTGCTGGTGACAAGCCGTATGCGTCGCACAATCATAGAGCGACGGTTCCAGTTCCGAATACGGAGGATGACGCGAGTTTTGCGCTCCGTGTGCTGGACAGCATCGAGCGTAGGCTCAGCGTTTCCGAGTTGGAAAGCGGTCTGTTCTTGAGCGGCTCTTGCCTGTTGAACAAGGCTTCGAACCGTTATCGCTGCTGCGAGCGCCGCGGCCCACCCGCTCAAAGCGCTGACCCACGTCGCGAGGCAATTTTGCGTTCCGTCGCAAATAGCTTTCTGGGTTATCGGATTTCCGAAGATAACGATCGCGCCGATGAGGCCCACTATAGCCGGTCCCAGCCAGCGCATGATGTTATCTGGAATCATATCGGCCCTCGCCATTCCCTCCAGCACATAATCACCCGCAAGGTTGAAGCGCAATGGAGGTTGGCCGCATGACCTTCCTCGAAGCCTATTCCATGCACAGCGCCGATGTCTTTGCAGATGAGAGAGGCCGCGATCGCAGCCTCTCCACTTACGTGAACCGATCAGGGAGAAACGCGGCCGCCGCCGGTCGGGGACTTGATCATCCAAGCCTGAACCGCAGGCTGCTTCATCAAGATACCCTTCTTGTTCCCGAACGCGCGAATGGCGTCGCGAGCTACCTCCAGTGGCTTATGTCCATCATGGGCCAAGTAGCAGGTCTTGAGGGTTGCCTCATGGATGAGGTCCCGGTCTTTTTCCGGCCAATTTTCGAGAAAATCGATGGCATCCGCCAGAGAGAATATCTCACAAATCAGGCCTTCCCGTTCCTTCAGATAGACGGGGCGTTTGAAGTTTGCGTTCATTGCTACCTCACTGAAAACGTTGGTGATCAACAAGGATGGCGCCGCAGCACAGCGCCGGCGGAGAATGTATTTTCTCAATTTTTCCGTTTCAATACCGGCCGAGGGAAATTTTGTCGGGAGGCCCAGGCATGATCTTCCTTGAAGCCTACGCCATCCACGGTCCTGACGTCGAGCGCATTGCCGAAGAACTCGGCATCACACCACCGGAAGCCGATCGCCTGATCAACGAGGCAATGGAGCGCCGGCACCAGCAGCGCGTCCAGCGCGGCCGGAGGCGAGCATGACCGAGCGCATGTCAGCCCAGCAGTATCGGGAAGCCGTCGCAAAGCCGAAGCGCGGCAATAAGTTCGGCGCAAAGCGGACTGTCTTTGACGACATCACCTTCGACAGCAAGCGCGAGGCGGAAGTCTATCGCGACCTGAAGGTTCTGGAGCGCGTCGGCCGGATCTCTGGATTCGAGCGCCAGCGGAAGTTCGAGCTCATCGTCAACGGCGAGATCATCGGCACCTATCGGGCCGACTTCGCCTTTATCGACCATGACCAGGATGGCCGCTTCCGCGTCGTCGACGTCAAGGGCGTCATCACCCGCGATTTTCGGCGCGTCCGCAAGATCATCAAGGCCGCCTACAATATCGATGTCGAGGTGTGGAAATGAGCAACCGCGCGTGGATGCCGCTTCACATCGCCGACTACCTCGCTGACACCGGACACCTGACGGCGACGGAGCACGGCGCCTATCTGTTGCTGATCATGCACTACTGGCAGAACGGTGCACTACCGGAGAACGAGCGGGTTATCGCCCGCATCGCCAAGCTCTCGCCCGAGCAGTGGGAAGAGAGCCGCGACATGCTCGCGATGCTGTTTGGCCCTGGCTGGAAGCACAAGCGCATTGATGCTGAACTCGAGAAGGCTGACGAGATCATCGAGAAGCGCCGCGCCGCCGCAGAAGCTCGGTATTCCAAGGGGAAAAACCAGACATCAGATGCAAATGCAATGCATGTGCAAAGCAAGTGCAGTGATACGGGCGAAAAACCTTTTACCGATAACCATTCTTCCTCACTCCGTTCGGAAGACGCGCGCGCGCCGGTGATCAATCCTGATTTCGAACGATTTTGGGATGCCTACCCGAACAAGACCGGCAGGCCGTCGGCGGAGAAAGCTTTCTCCCAAGCAGTCAAGCGCGCCAGCCTCGACGAGATCCTGGCCGGGGTTCGAACCTATGCGGCCAAGGCCGACGATCGCCAGTGGTGTTCGCCGGTGAGGTGGCTGTCGGACGATCGCTGGAAAGACCAGCCCGCGAAGCCGCCCGATAAACCGGCGCGGACCGGCGGCCTTTCTCACCTGCAGAATTTCCAATCTCGCGAGGACTACCTCGCAGCTGAAAAAAAACGATCCGAAAGGAGTTTCCGATGACGAGTTTTATCTGGACAGAGGACAACATCTCCAAAGCGGCACAGCTTTGGGCCGACGGCATATCGGCGCGAGAAATCGGTGAACGGTTTGGCGCGCGGAAGAACAACGTGATCACCATGGCCGGCAAGCATCGTGACAGGTTCCCCGCCCGCCAGGCGGCGAGGGTATCGCTTCCGGAAGACGCAACGCCGGAGCAGCGGATCCAGCACGCCGATCGCGTCATCCGCGTCACGTTCTCCGGCGCCGAGGTCACGCTTCCCCGCGTCGCCTTCATTGATGGAGCGGCGATCTGATGACCCGTCTCGCTCGCGTCGACATGTATGCCGTTGCTCCGCTTTACCCGAGCGACAAGGTCGCCGGCCGGGTGGCGGGCAAGGGAGAGCATTTCGAATGGTCGTCGAACCATGCCACCAAGATCCACTCCGCCGACCCGCTCGCCGTTCGGCGTCCGACCGACAACGAGCTGTCGAGGCCTGATTATGTGGATCTTACGGGCGCAAGGCTCGGCCGGCTGATGGTGATGGATGTCGCTGCCGAGATCACCGGTAATGGCCAGAAGTGGGTCGTTCGCTGTGTCTGTGGTTCATACGAGACCCGCAAGGCCAGGTACATCAAGGCCTGTGTCGCCGGCAATAATCCAGGAAGCAGCGAGCCGATGTGCGACGCCTGCGCGTACACGCGTCGGCTCCAGCGCGGATATCACAATCCGAAGAAGGCAGCAGCGGCAGCGCAGGCGATCCAGAGCAGCATTCGATAACCGAGCGGCGGCTCACGAGAGGAATGACGATGGCGGAAGAGCAGTTTCGAGACAAAGACACCGAATTTCGGGAAATGATCACTCGCCGGCGCCGGCGGCTGATCGGCAACGACTGGTATGCGATCCGCGCCGCGCCCGGCACCCAGCGTATGGCCCGCCATGTCGAGGGCGCGCCGATCCATCGCGTGGGAGAGAGCATCATCGAGCGCAATCTCCGCAACGAGGGCATTAGCGTCTATATGCCAGCCTTCTGGTACGAGAGCATTCACCACCGGACTCGGAAAGTCATCCAGCGCCGCTTGCCGCTGCTGGTCGGCTATGCCTTCGTCAACCTTGAGAACATGAATTTCGAGCAGGTGCGCGACGTCGACGGCGTGATCTGCTTCCTCCGGTCCGAGTTCGGCCCGATCCGGTTCAGCGGAGACGATCTTTCCGTGATCGCAGCCGAAGAACTCAGCCGCCGGCAAGAGTTCCGCCGCGAGCGCATCACCCGAATCCAGAAGGAGACCGCCAGCCAGGCGATGCAGCTGCGCGGCAACCTCCGGAAGATACTTCCGAAGGGCAGGGGCAACCGCATCAACCTGAAGGACCAGGCGCTCATCGCGATCAAGGGCATGAAGCCCGAGATGCAGAGCACAGTTATGGGGATGCTGCATCAATTGGAGCAGCTGGACGCATACATGGGCCTTGAAACCATAGACCGTGTTGCGTAATAGTTGGCCCAAGGTGATTTGGGCTGTTCTGATCGCGGACCTCTCTGAGAGGGAATACTCGCCGGGCCCCGGATTGGTCATCACCGCCAATCGCTCAAAAAGAACGCTGCCCGAAATTATTTCGCCGCCTCTTTCACGACCTGAGCGATTTCAAGGGGCAGATATCCCGACTTGAGATCGCTCCTCGAAGCCAGCTCCACAAGCGCCCAGCGAGCGGCAGCGACGTGGATTGGACGAACTGGGCTCTTGCCGGTCTCGATGTCCTGGTAGCTGCGGAAGGGCATGCCCATGGCTGCCGCAAATTCGGCCTGCGTTAGGTTGGCGCCGGTCCGGTAGTATCGCATTAGGTTTTCGCGGGTGACCGTTGTCATCATTGAAGGGTCCTTCAAGGTTTGCTATATCTTGGGGAACCGGAGAGGTTGCAGCCCCTCCGGCCCCCAGTTACCGGCCAATGGAGATCGTTACTCTCCACTTGCCGAACCGGACTTGGAAGGTGAGCTTAACGCTCATGGTTGCCTCCAGTCCTTCCGAAGCGGGATTGCTTCGGTAAGATTGTTATGCACGAAAACCGTGCTTTACGCAATAGTAAAAGCACGAAAACCGTGTTTTTTTCTGTAAGCCGCTCGGAGCAATCCGGGCGGCTTTTCCGCTCGTGCGGATATCATTTCATGTCGGAGTGGAGCAGCCCGGTAGCTCGCTTGGCTCATAACCAAGAGGCCGGAGGTTCAAATCCTCCCTCCGCAACCCATTCAAGTGGGCCCGTAACGGACACGCCGGACGGTCCGGCAACTGCCGGAGCGACAGCGCAGTTTCGGGAACCACCTCGCGGGTTTTGCCCTCAGGCTCGCCCTGGTGGGGCGACAGAAGGATTAGCCGTCAGTAGGCGTACGACCTCCGCAGCCAGCTCGGTCACATCATAGACGATCGCGGCTCCATGGTTAGCATTCGCAGTCGTCACTATTTGCGTACGGTCAGTAAGGGCCACCAGCGAAACGACCTGGTCCGGGTTTATGAAAACAGGTACCCCAGCCTGTCCAATTAGGGTCAATTGCACGAGCCTCATGGTCTCTCTCCGGGCAAAGAGGGTTTCGCGGATTAAACGCAATATCCTCACCTTGAGTTCATGCGTCGAGATACCCGCCGGCGGTTCGTCTCAAGCTCGATTCTGCCTGGAAGGGATCTCAAGGCTCTCGTGATCATCAACGCACGTCACAAAGCGAACAAGAGCAGACCTCTCCCGCCAGAGGATATGCTCGAAGACACCGGGATCCGCTTCGAGCCTGCGCACGATCTGATCGAATGGGCCCGGTCATCCTTCATCGATGAGAACGCCGATCTCGTAAACGATGATCACTCTCATCTCCGCTATGCCGCGATAGGCGCCCTGTGGACCAACGTAGCCAACGGTAGGGCAGGCCGCCGGATCATCGGTCAATGCGAGATGGGTTTGCCTCCGGCCAATAAATGGTCGCGCGCACGGATTGAGCTTCAGCTTCAGCAGTGGTTCGGCGATGTGCCTCACTTCGTGCTGACCTTCGATGCCCATTATGCCGCCGTATGCTCGGATGCAGAGTTTTGCGCGCTCGTCGAGCATGAACTCTATCACGCCGGGCAGGAGCGCGATCCGTTCGGTGCGCCGAAGTTCCGCCGCGACGGCAGACCTGCGTTCGGCCTGAGGGGGCATGACGTCGAGGAGTTCGTCGGCGTCGTTCGTCGGTATGGCGCAGATGCCGCCAATGTCCGCGCCCTCGTCGAGGCGGCCAACCGGCCCCCAGAAATTTCAAGAGCGGCTATCGGCCACGTCTGCGGCACCTGCAATCTGAGGGTGGCCTAGTTCACGTCAACGTCGCCACTGGCAACAAGATCTGAGACGTCAAGGTTAACCCCCGCCGTGACAACCGCAATGTCCTGCTGCACCGGCACCACTGCGTGCAATATGTATGACGTTTTCACGCCGCCAGGTGAGTTCACGTCGGGGCGGGTGATTTCCTGACCGGTGTAATCGCCGACACCGATTTCGTGGCCATCTTTTTGGAATTTCTTCTTCACAGTGAACATGACGGAGTTGATGGCCAAGGTTGTCCTCCATTTTGACCGGGCTTTGACACCACGATGGCGAAAGCGAAACTCTCAGATGAGGTGAAGACATACGTGGTTCAAGCCCTGGCGTGCTTCGACGCGCCTTCGATCGTCGCCGCCGCAGTCAAGAAGGAATTCGGGATCGAGGCCAGCCGCCAGCTTGTCGAGAGCCACGACCCAAACAAGAAGGCCGCGTCTGGTTTGGCGCCGAAATGGAAAGTTCTATTTGAGGAGACCCGCAAGACCTTCCTCGAAGACACCGCCTCGATCGGCATCAGCCACCGCGCCGTCCGTCTCCGCGCTCTCCAGCGCATGGCCGACAAGGCTGAGAACCAAGGCAACATGGTGCTGGCGTCATCGCTGCTCAAGCAGGCGGCGGAAGAGGTCGGCGGCAGCTATACCAACCGGCGCGAGCTGACAGGTAAGGACGGGAAGGATTTGCCGGTACCAGTCTCGCCGGTGACGATCTTCCAGTTGCCCGACAATGGCAGGAGTTGAGACGGGCGCGGCAGCCCAGACAATCATCCGGCCGCAAGCGGGACCGCAGACCACATTCCTCTCGTCCCCGGCAGATATCGCGATCTACGGCGGCGCGGCTGGCGGCGGCAAGACCTGGGCACTGCTCATGGAGCCGCTGCGCCATGTGAGCAACCCGGCCTTCGGCGCGGTGTTCTTCCGCCGCAACCTGACACAAGTCAGAAACGAGGGCGGGCTCTGGGACGAAAGTGAGAAGCTCTACCCGCACCTGAGCGCGTCACCGCGATCGGCGCCGGACTTGAGTTGGACCTTCCCCTCAGGGGCAGGCGTCTCGTTCGCTCATCTTGAGCACGAGAAGACGATCTATAACTGGCAGGGGTCTCAGATCCCGCTCATCTGCTTCGACGAGCTGACGCATTTCAGCGCGAAGCAGTTTTGGTACATGCTCAGCCGAAACCGCTCCATGTGTGGGGTTCGGCCTTATGTGAGGGCAACGTGCAATCCGGACGCCGATAGCTGGGTTGCCGAGTTCATAGCTTGGTGGATCAATCAGGAGACCGGCTTTGCCATACCCGAGCGCGCCGGCGTCCTTCGCTGGTTCATTCGCATCGGCGACACGATCATATGGGGCGACAGCCCTGAGGAGCTTTCGCATCACGTCAATCCGCTGACCGGCGATCCTATCCCGCCGAAGTCGGTGACATTCATCCCGGCCAAGCTCAGCGATAACGTGATGCTGATGGCGGCCGATCCTGGCTATCTCGCGAACCTGATGGCGCAGCCGACGGTCGAGCGCGAGCGCCTCCTGGGCGGCAACTGGAAGATCCGGCCGGCGGCAGGCCTGCTGTTTCAGCGTGGTTGGTGCGAGGTCGTCGACGCTGTCCCGGCTGGTGTCCGCTGGATGCGGGGCTGGGACCTGGCATCGACGCCCAAGACCGAAGGGACTGACCCAGACGCCACGGCGGGGACGAAGATCGGCAAGCTGCCGGATGGTCGATACATCGTCGGCCACCACGTCTCGGACTTCTTGTCGCCAGCTGGCGTCGAGCGCCTGATTAAGAACACAGCGGAAGCCGACGGACGCGAGACGCAGATATCCTTGCCTCAGGATCCGGGGCAGGCCGGTAAATCTCAGGTCACCAACCTGACCAAGATGCTATCGGGTTTCAATGTGCGAGCGACGCCTGAATCAGGCGACAAGATCACGCGCTTCAGTCCCTTCTCGGCTCAGGCAGAAGCGGGCAACGTTCTAGTGCTCCGCGCGCCATGGAATAACGACTGGTTCAACTCGCTGGAAAGCTTCCCTGAAGCGAAGCACGACGACGACGCCGACAGCACGAGCCGAGCCTTCAATGCGCTCCTGAGCGCCAGCACCTTCACGCTGGCAAATATCTAAGGAACAAGCATGTCCAACGTCATCGCATTCGTGCGCGATAGCTTGACCAGCCTTGTTTCGAGGATGGGCACCGAGAGGGATAAGGCGGCCACGACCTTCTACACTCATGCCGTGATGACGGATGAGCAGTTGATCGCGGCCTACAGCTCGTCGTGGCTCCCCCGGAAGATTGTTGATATCCCGGCTCTCGATGCCTGCCGCAAGTGGCGCGACTGGCAGGCTAAGAAACCGCAGATTGAGGCGATCGAGGAAGAAGAGAAGCGCCTCAACGTCAAGGGTAAGGTGCTGGAAGCCGCCAAGAAGGGCAGGCTGTTCGGTGGCGCTGCGCTGTATATCGGCACGGGCGAGGCCAATCCGGCTCAGCCGCTGGACGTCGAGCGCATGGGGAAGGGTAGCATTCGCTATCTGAACGTCATCACCCGCCGGCAGCTGAGCGCTGGCGAGATCGATCGCAATCCGGAATCGGAATGGTACGGCCGCCCAGGCTCTTACACGCTGAGCGGAGCCAATGGGATGCAGGTGGAGATCCATCCGTCGCGGCTGGTGCTTTTCACTGGCGCAATGCCTGCCGACGATGAGATCACCGGTAACCCTTGGCAGGGCTGGGGCGACAGCGTTCTTCAGTCGACGCTCGACGCCATCAAAAACGCTGACAGCACGGCTGGCAACATTGCCTCGCTAGTGTTCGAGGCGAAGATTGACATCATCCGCATTCCGGACTTCATGGCGAACCTCAACAATGAGGCCTATCGCTCGAAGATCCTGGAACGCTACAGCCTCGCCAACATGTCCAAGGGCATCAACGGCACTTTGCTTCTCGACAAGGAAGAGGAATACGAGACCAAGAGCGCCGCCATGGCCGGCCTGACCGATATCCTCATGGCCTTCATGCAGATCGTCTCCGGCGCTGCTGATATCCCTGTGACGCGCCTCCTTGGTCAGTCGCCAGCCGGCATGAATTCGACCGGCACGTCGGACATGAAGAACTACCATGATCGCATCCAGTCGATGCAGGAGCTTGAGCTGCAGCCAGCCATGCGTCGCCTCGACGAGTGCATCGAGCGATCGGCCGGCGTGGTTGACCCTGCCGTCTTTTATCGCTGGTCGCCTCTCGAACAGATGAGCGAGAAGGAACGCGCCGAGATCTTCAAGACGACGGCCGATGCTGCCCGCCAGCTTGTCGGTACCGGAACAGGGCAGGAGATCATCCCGCGCGAAGCCGTCTCCGACGCTCTGGTCAACCGGCTCGTCGAGGATGGCGTCTTGCCCGGTCTTGACGCCGCCATTGAGGAATACGGCAAGCTAAGCGAGCAAGAGCCGTCAGACGATGAGCTTGCCGCCGCGTCGGCGGCTTTACTGCCAACCGATCAAGCGGAAAAACCCGTTGATGGCGTTTGATATGAAAGGGGAAGCTGCTGCAAGACCGGCGAGGACAAATGTAATTGCTGCGATTGCTGCGGAGAGTTTGTCGAGTAGCTTGTCAGTACCTTTGACGGCTTTCCGCGCGCTCTCCGTTTCCTCAGGCGCAACCGAAGGGAATTCATCAGGATGCTCAAGGCGGTACCTATCGTAATCAACTGCGTCGTGATTGATATTGTAGCGCCTGAGAATTTCATCATATCGCGTTGAAAATGTTGCCACGTTGGTGGCTTCGACAGGTTGGCTCAACAGTTCTCGGCGTAACGAGTTCACTTCGAGCGCACAACGCTGGAACTGGTCAGCCTTGACTGGTCCTGCGTGAGAAGACTGTAGTAATGATGAAGCCAGAATGAAAATAGAAAACGCGATGGTTGTGAGTGCTACCGTATTCTCCATCCACTGAGGCATGGGGAAGAACACCGGAAGCAATGTGAGGACAACAACCGCCGCAGACGCGTATGCTGTGTTGCTCGTTCTTTTTCGATCGGTCTCCTCTATACGCTTTGCTGCGTTGAAGCGCACGCCTTTAGTCCGTTTCATATCCTTGAGAAGTTTGTCACGCGCAGTGTCCACTTGCTGGATGACCTGAATATCCATTCGCCCCTCCATAACCCCAAATCCCGATACGACAGATTCGTTAGGTTGAAAAGGGAACCACTATGCAATTCACCGACGCTGTAGCGGTGTCCGGCACGCGTCGGACGGCCGATGGATACCTCGTGGCCGAAGCCAAAGCAGTGCGCAAAGGCATCCAGCTCTACCTCGGCGACGAGGTGGGCAAGCCTGAAATGCGTGTTGTCCGGGTCTACCGGCCCGAGGAAGAAGTGTTCTCGGACGCCAGCCTTCAGTCTTTCACCCATGCGCCAGTCACTGACGATCATCCGAAGGACGCGGTCACCTCCGAAAACTGGAAGGATCTGGCCGTCGGTGAGGTCAGTACCGCCGCCAAGAAGGATGGTGAGTGGGTCTGGCTGCCGCTCATCCTCAAGGATGCCAAGGCCATCAGCAAGGTCGAGGGCGACAAGCGTGAGCTATCCGCCGGCTACACCTGCGAACTGGTCTGGGGCGATGGCGTGACGCCTTCCGGCGAGGCCTACGACGCCAAGCAGACCAACATCAAGATCAACCACCTGGCGATCGTCGATCGCGCTAGGGCTGGTTCACAAGCTCGCATCGGAGACGGTGCGATATCCTGGGGCGCCGCCCCGATTTCAACCACCGACAAGGAGACAGTCGACATGACTGAAGCACTTCGGACTGTGGTCGTGGACGGACTGTCGGTTCAGACAACCGACCAGGGCGCCCAGGCCATCGCAAAGCTGCAGAAGGATCTCGAATCCTCTGCCGCCAAGATCGTTTCGCTCGATGCCGCACATGGTGTCGCAATCGCCGCGAAGGATCAGGAGATCGGCACTCTCAAGGCCGACCTGAAGAAGGCCCAGGATGCGGCCATGAAGCCGGAAGACGTTGACCGCCTCGTCGCGGATCGCGCCGCTTTGGTCCAGACCGTCAAGGCGATCGACAGCAAAATCGAGATCAAGGGCAGCGATGCCGATCTCCGCCGCGCTGCCGTCAAGGCCAAGCTCGGTGACGAGATGGTCAAGGATGCCTCCGACGACATGATCACCGGCATGTTCCGCGCGATCGCCAAGGACGTGAAGACGGTCGATCCGTTCGCTCGCGTCGTGTCGGACGGACTTCACCACGTCGGAGATGCTGCGACCAAGGCCGAAGACGCCTGGGGCAAGAGCGTCAACGACCTCAACGCCTGGCGCAAGGAGGCTTAATCCATGCCTATTTCCTACAGCAACACTCTCGCAGCCTATGCCGTCGGCCGTCGCGTCAACATGGAAGAGTGGAACACCATCACTCGCTCCTTGGAAGGCGCAACGGCTCTTGGCTTCGGTCAGCCCGCAGTCGCCGGCACAGGGGCGCACACCGCTGTTCCTCTTTCCGCAACAGGGCAGAACATCCTCGGCATCACCGAAGCAGATCCGACGCTTCCGCGTCCCGGCGATGCCTACGCCCAGTATGACAACGTCCCGATCTGCGAAAGCGGCGTGATCGGCGTTCTGCTTGGCGCCAACGTGACGAGGGGTGCTCAGGCTCGCTTCGACATCACCAACAAGGTCTGGACCGGTGCAGCTGCATCGGGGACCGTCCTCACCATCCCCGGCGCTCAGTTCGACGAAGCCGGATCTTCGGGTGCAGTCGGCAAGCTTCGCTATCGCCGCCCTGTTCCGTCCGTCTCGGCATAAGGAGCGCAATCAATGTATGGACTCGGACACAATGGCGGCCCGGTTATGATCGCGGACGCTACCCAGTCGCTCGCCTTCGTTACCGCGCAGGCCTATCGCATCAATCAGACGGTCTACGAGACGCGATATCCCGACTGGGACTTCGCACGTCTGATCTACGTCGAAACCGAGGGCGATCCTTGGGCGCCCGGTATCATGACGTACCTCTCCGACATGAGCGGAGCGGCGAACTGGATCTCTGGTGCCGCGAAGGACATCCCGCTCGCTGACGTCAACCAGGATCAGCAGCTCAAGACCTTCCAGCTGGCGGCCATCGGCTACCAGTACAACATCTCGGAAGTGAACGCCGCGATCCGCGTCAACGGCACCCTGCCGGACCGCCGCGCTCGCGCTGCTCGCCTGGCTTACACCAAGTTCATGTACGACCTGACCCTCTTCGGCAGCGCCGAGAAGGGCTATGGCGGCCTCACGAACTATCCTGGCGTTCCCACGGCGGCGGTTCCCGCCGATGGTACGGGCAGCGTCACCTGGTGGGTCAATGCCGCAGGCGTTGGCACCAAGACGCCGGCGCAGATCGTCCGCGACATCAACATCGGCCTGCAGGGCATCAGCCTTGCCACATTCGAAGTCGAGATCGCCGACAGCATCTTCCTGCCGGTCGAAGCGTACAACTACATCGCCGCCACGCCTTACAGCGCGACGACGATGGAAACGATCCTGTCCTTCGTCATGCGGACGAACGTCTACACGCTGAAGACTGGCCGCCCGCTGAACATCCAGACCGTTCGCGAGCTGGGTTCGGCTGCCACCACCGGCGGCGTCACCGGCAAGGGCCGTATGGTTGTCTACAAGAACGACCAGGACTTCGTGAAGCTTCACCTCCCGATGCCTCACCGCTTCCTGCCGGTCTATCAGGACGGCCCGCTCAACTGGCAAGTTCCCGGCATCTTCCGAACCGGCGGCGTTGAGATGCTCACCACCGCCGCGATCCGGTACCTCGACGGCATCTCCGAGCCGCCGACGCCATAAGCCTGCCTCCCAAGGCAAAGCGGGCGGCATTCGTGCCGTCCGCCATTCTCAATCTGCGAGGATTTTCAAATGGTCACCGTCAAGAACCTCACCGCAAGCCCTTACGATCTGGAAACTACGGCAGGATTTGCCCGCCTTCCGGCTTTCGGTGAGCTGACCCGCCCCACGAAGGACGAACCCGGCGAGTTCACAGGCGACTATCTGCAACTCCTCGAGGCGAGCATGGCTGTGCAGGTGCTTGATGCACCTTCGAAGCCCCATCCGCTCGATCACGATGGCGACGGCCGCAAAGGTGGATCAAAGCCAGCAGCTGAAGGCGAAGAGCTCGCAAAGCTTCGTGCCGATTATCTCGAAGTCGTCGGCAAGAAGCCTTACCACGGATGGAGCGTGGAAGAGCTTCAGGCCAAGATTGACGAAAAGCTCGCGGAGTAGACCCAGTGGCTGGATATGGCACCAACGCCGACGCGACAGCCTATTGGGCCGTTTCGGGCTATGTTGTTTCGGATGGGACCGACGAAGCCAAGATCACCGCCGCACGACAGCGCGGCTCTCTGGTGATCGATCGGTACGAGCGGTTTTTCTCGGGCGTGCGCACAGGCGGTTTTGCTCAGGAGCGGGCATGGCCTCGCACCGGCGCCTCGACCTACTACGGCGAGAGCATCCCGTCTGATGCCATCCCTGTAGCGATCGAGAACGCTTCCTATGAGGCGGCCTTCCTCGAACTGACCAACCCCGGCAGCCTGTCGCCAGTGGTCACCGGTTCCGCGACCGTGAAGCGCGAGAAGGTCGGGCAGCTTGAGGTCGAATACTCGACGTCGTCATCGACGAGCCCGGCCGACATCATCGCACTTGCTACGCCGGTTGCGACAGCGATCGAGGGACTGCTTTGGCCGTTCCTGTGTCCGATCATGCCGGGGATACTGGCGGTATGACGAATGCCCGCTATGCACGGCTGCAGGCAACCGCTCAGCGCCTCATTGCGAAGTATGGGCAAGCGGGCGTCATCCGCCGCATCACGCCGCCCGATCCGGTCACCGGTGGTGACGGCACTCCCGTCGATTACCCCTGCACTCTAGTCCCGATCACTTACGATCAGCGCTACATCGACGGCACAAACATCCGCTCGTCGGACCGGCAGCTTTACATCAGCAGCGCGGGTCTCTCGATCAAGCCGACCGTCGGCGATCAGGCGCTGACAGCCGACGGAACCGCCTATCACATCGTGGCGGCCGATCCGAATAACTACGACGGCGTGACGAATGTCGTCTTCATCGTAAAGGGAGAAACCAGTCTTAATGAATAATGCACTCGCTTTTTGCTTGCAATGATGTCTTCAATTGCATCGCAACTTACGATGGAGGTATGAATGCCTGGTGCTTTTGATGATGCGGAAATAGTGTACTTGCCGGATCCCAAAGATCCTGCAACCGAATTGGTGTTGTTAGGGAACAAAAACCGAAACAAAACTATCGCAGCTAACGTCAAGCTTACTGCGGGGAGGGAGGTCAAAGTCTTAAACCTTGATAGGTCGAGCCGCGAACTTTTCCCACAGGAGTTCAAGATAACTATTCAGGCCGGAGCTCGCCAATTGATAGGGCGCCGTCACTTCAACCTACCAGTATCATTAAAGGCGCCGAAGATAGAAGTGATTGCCCTGACTTATGTAATTCAGGGCGCAGTCTATGTGGAGGATGAACCACAGCCTCCCCCTCATTCTGAAGTTCACAACTATCTCGCGCTCCTAGAAATCGATCAACCAGTGGTAGATCCAAAAAACCCGAGCGATCTAGGGATGACCTGGGTCTTCGCAATCAATCTGAGCCACCAATATCGGCTTCAAGCGTCTCTCGTATCTACAACTACACCTCCCGAGTGGTTTTCCACAGACCTCGGAATATTTAGCTGCGTCATAGCCCACGGCTGCGATGACATTAAAATCCGACGTGGTTGGACGGTGGAACGGGGTCGACTGATACCTGAGTTTGCACCGTTTGAATAGATTATCTAGCGTTTCCAAGCTTCGGGGCTCGCTTCGGCGGGCCTTTCTTCGTGAAAGGACGGTAACATGACAAGAGTGCTCCTGCATCGAAGCTACAAGGCCCGCCAGCCGGGCGTCATCTTCGATATCCCGCAGGCCGAGGCCGAAGGCGTTGAGACGCTCGGTATCGGCGAAATCCTCAAGGAAGAGCAGCCGGCGCCGAAGAAGGCGGGCAAGGGCTCTGACGCCGAATAATGGCCACCCTTCGCCAGCAGCTTCTCGGCCTCATCGACGGGTTGTCGCCATCGCTCGAAAAGGCATTCATCGCCGCGATCGACGAAATCAAGAGCGAGGTGGTGCTGCGCGAGGTCGTGGCCCGCCTGGAAGTGCGGGACGTCGAAGGGGCCATCCAAGCCCTGCATATCGACCCGGCCGCTTTCCGGCCACTCTCCGAAGCGCTGAGGCAGGCCTACGATGCCGGCGGCGCTCTGACTGCTCAGAACATGCCGCGTCTTTCAGATCCGATGGGCGCGCGCGTCGTCTTCCGCTGGGACATCAGCAACCAAGGGGCAGAGGCGAACATCCGCAATCTGTCCTCGACGATGATCACCAACATCACCGAGCAAACGGTCGTCGCCGTCCGTCAGACGATCGTAGCAGCATATGCCCAGGGGGCAGGGCCAAACACGATCGCGCTCGACCTGGTGGGGCGGAAGTCGGCGACCACTGGCAAGAGAGAGGGCGGCGTGCTCGGGCTCAACGGTCCGCAGGCCGATCTTATCGAGCGCACGCGGATCAATCTGCTGTCGGGCGACCCGGCGCTGATGCGGAAGTATCTGGCGCTCAAGACTAGAGACAAACGGCTCGACAAGGCCGTCCAGCGCGCCATCGCCGCAGGCAAGCCGCTCGATGCCGACACGCTGAACAAGGTGCTGATGCGCCTGCGCGACCGCAATCTGCGCCTGCGCGGCGAGATGGTCGCGAGAACCGAGATGCTGTCGGCTGTGATGTCTTCGAAGCATGAGGCTTTCCAGCAGGCGCTGTCGAAGTCGAACCGGGATGCCAGCCTGGTCACCCGCAAGTGGCGCTCGGCCGGCGATCGGAAGGTGAGGCACACACACCAGGTGCTGAACGCCACGGAAGTGACCGGCATGGACGTTCCATTTCAGTCTCCATCGGGTACCCTGTTGCGCTACCCAGGCGATACAGCGCTCGGCGCCGGTCCATCTGAGGTCGCCGGCTGCCGGTGCGATGTCGAATACAATTTCAACTTCGCCGAAGCGTTCGCGCGCTCTCGGGGCCGCTGATGTCCTTCGCTGCTGAAGTTTCCGAATGGTGCCGACAATTCGAGGGCGCCGCGGAAGCTGTGTTTCAGACCGCAGCCCAGACCGTCGCCAATGAGGTTCGGACGGCAGTTGCCGAGGGCGGCCGCATGCCGGTGAAGACGGGCAATCTGCGCCGCTCGCTGATGGCGTCCACCTCTGCCATGCCGACCATCAAGGAAGGCAAAGAGACATTCTCGGATAGTGGGTTGGAACTGGTGATAGCCGGCGCCGAGCTCGGTTCGACGGTCTACCTGGGATTTCAGGCGGCCTATGCCGCCCGCATGAATTACGGCTTCGTCGGGACTGACAGCCTGGGACGCACCTACAATCAGGCGGGATATGGTTTCGTCGACGCCGTGGCGCAGCGCTGGCCGCAGATCGTCACTCAGGCCGAGGCGACTGTTCGCGGTCGATTTGAGGCAGCTTGACGCCCTCGGAGAGCGTCAGAAACGCTGCCTGGATGATCGAGAGATCTCGGATGGCCATCGAGAGCACGTCTTGAGCATGCTTCGTCCGCACAGTCTTGTTCAGCAATGACGCCAGCGCCTGATGGATCAGGTCATAGACTTCTTCGTCGCTGAGCGGGTGATTTTGGGCCATTGGCCAAGGGTTAGCAGATGGCCGACACAGTGGAAATGAAAATCTACCAGGCGCTCGTCATCCGGTGCCAGGAGTTCGTCCCGCCGGCTGGCGTCACGATGGTATTGCCGGGTGTCGCCTTCACGCCGACGGCCGGCAGCAAGTTCATCAGCGCCGAGGTGCACTTCAACCGCTCGATCGAGACTGATCTGTCTCTGGTCATGGACCCGATCAGGCAGGGCTTTCTGCGCACCAACGTCATGTGGCCAAAGGGTTCGGCGATCGTCGACGGCTACAATCTCGCCGGCGGGCTGCGCGAGCACTTCCGCCGCGGCACGAAGCTTTATCGCGTCGATACCCAAGTTCGCATCGATGAGGATCCGGAGATCGGCGTCCTCGTCACCGGTGAGACGCACCACAACATACCCGTCACCACGCGGTGGCTTTGCTACCCGCAAGTTCCGGCCTGATTGGCCTGCCTCATTGCACCTTAGGCAAGTGCGCAATCAGACATGAGAGGTTACCAACATGCCGCAGCTTTACCCGGTTGCAGGTGCCAAGATCTATATCGGCCCTGCCGTCAACACCGTTCCCGACGATGCCGACATCGATGCTACCGATTTCGCTTCCGTGACCTGGACCGAACTCAAGGGCTGGCAGACGATGGGCGCGATCGGCGATGCCGCGACGCTCATCTCGGAAGACGTCATTTCCTCGGGCCGCACGCTGAAGGCTAAGGGCACGCGCAATGCGGGCTCGATGCAGAACAATTTCATCATCATGCCGAATGATCCCGGCCAGATCGCGCTGATCGCCGCCGAGAACACGGATTTCAACTATCCCTTCAAGCTGGCCTTCGATGATGCGCCGCCTGTCGTCTCCGGCACGGCCACCATCACGATCGCCGCGCCAGGCGTTGTCACATGGACCGGCCACGGCCGCCAGGTCAACGACCCGGTCAAACTGGCGACCACTGGCGCACTGCCGACGGGCCTGACTGCCGGCACGACCTACTATGTGAAGACCGTCACCGACGCCAACACGATCACACTGTCCGCCACTCCCGGCGGTGCAGCGATCACCACCAGCGGCACGCAGTCCGGCGTCCATACGATCTCTACGGTTCCCAGCGGCACCACCAAGTTCTTCTACGGTATCGTCATGACGGCCCAGGAGAACGGCGGCGGCGCGAATACCGCTCGCCTGCTGCAGGGCAACGTCGAAATCAACAGCCCGGTCATCACCGTGGCGCCCGTAGGCGGTGCCTGATGAGCGCTGAAGCATTCGCCGACCTGTCGGGCCTCGAATCCCTCATCCAGTCGCAGGAAGAGGGCATCGAGATCGAAATCCTCAACGAAAAGGGCGAGCCGATCGGTCTCAAGATCGGCTTCGTCGGGCCGGATAGTGATCGCATGCAAAAGGCCATGCGCGATGTCGCCGCCGAGTTCGCCAAGAAGGCAGCGGAACGATCGAGCCTGGATGCGGCGACGGACGACTCCGACGACCGGATGATCGCAATCCTCGCCAAGTCGACGACGCACTGGTCGCCAAACCCGAAGATCGGCGGTCAGGTCATCCCGTTTTCGGAAGAGAATGTCCGCAATCTCTATGCGAAGTTCCGGATCATCCGTGACCAGGTCGAGGTGAGGGCGGTTCGCCGCAGCTCTTTTACCAAAAGCTGATCGAGAGGCTTTGCCGCCTCATCGTCGATCAGCATGAGGGAAAGAAAATCGCGGTGCCGGTTGCCGGAGAGCAAATCTGGTACTGGTTCCGCGAACTCGACTGCCAGCGGTCTGGGAACGGCTTCGGCGTCAATCCCATCGGGTTTCAGGCCATCGGCGAATGGTCTCGCCTCCGCGGCGTGACGCTCCTGCAATGGCAGCTTGACGCCATCATCGCCATGGACCTGAAGCGCCGCGAGATCATGGCGCAGAAGATCGTCGATAAGGAAGAGCCGGAGCAGCAGGTATCGGAGCGCCCGCTAACGAGCCGCCTGTTCGACGCCATTTTTCCCAATAAACGGAAGTGACTGATGACCGAAGCAACGCTTGGCTTCAAGATCGATAGCTCGCAGGCCTCATCCGCGGCCGCCGATCTTGACCGGCTGACCTCAGCTGCGAACCGTACCCAGCAGGCTGCCGACAAGCTCGAGAGTGAGGCCGCATCGCTTGGCGGCGCTCTTTCGCGTGCGGGTGATGGCGCCAGCAAGGCCGCTCCTCCGATGGAGCGCATGGCGAAGTCTCTGGCCGACCAGGATGACCATGTCCGCGCCTTCCGGTTGGAAGTCGAGCGTCTGACGATGAAGTATCAGCCGTTGGCTCAGGCGACCCGGTCTTATCAGGCTGCGGTTTCCGAGATCGAGCGCGCTCACAAGGTTGGCGCCATCAATGCCCAGCAGATGACCCAGGCGCTCGACAAGGAGCGCATGGCCTATGAAAGGCTCAGAACGGCGGCAGCATCGGCAGGGGCATCGGTAAAGGCCGCGAACAGCAATGCGGCGGCGAACCGCGCGGCCGGCGTGAATGCGGGTTTCCAGATCCAAGACGTCGTAACCTCGGCACTGGGCGGCGCGTCGATTAGCACGATCGCAGGGCAGCAAGCTTTCCAGCTTGCCGGAGCAATCCAGCAGATGGAGAGGCCTGTCGCTGGCCTCGCATCTGCGTTCGCCTCGCTGGTTAGCCCGGTCACTCTCGTGACAATCGGATTGACAGCCGGTGTCGCCGCTCTCATCCAGTATTTCACCACGGCCGAAAGCGGCAGCGGCAAGACCAAGAAGCTTTTCGAGGAGCAGAACGAGGTTATCCGGCGCGCTGCGGACCTATGGGGCGACGCCACGCCAGCGCTCAAGGCCTATGTCGACCAACTGGACCGAGCCGACAAGCTCACGCAGGGCCGCCAGGCCGGTGAGATCCTTGCCGGCCGCGAGCTGGACGGGCTCTCGAAAAACCTCGACTCCATCCAGAAGCAGGGTGTTGCTGCCTTCCGAGCGTTGCAGGGCGATCCGAGGAACGCAGTCGTTATTCGCGATCTGCGCCAAGCGTGGGGAGATCTGCGCGACAGGCTGAATGACGGAACGGCTTCGATGGCCGACCTCAACCGCGTTCAGCAGCAATTGTCGAATGCGGTCTCGCAGTATGGCGTCCCCGCCGTTCTCGACTTCAGAGACGCCTTCGACAAGGTGACGGATTCGATCTACCGCGGCGTGGAGGCTGCGCAGAAGGCAAGAACCGAGTGGATCAAAGCGATCGCCGGTGGCACGAACGTCCAAGACATCGTTGCGGGCTCGACCTTCACCGACGGCGGCCGCACCTATCGCGCTTCGGACTTCATCCCTTCGAACGTTCCCACGCCCGGCCGGCGACCTCTGGACCTTGATCAGGAGCCTGATGCGCCCACGATCCTCAACGGGGATGGACGGCTCACGAACGTGCCCGTTCCCGGCCAAAAGCCGAATTTCTTCGAGATCGAGGACCAGACCGAAAAAGTCGACGACCTGGAAAAAGCATATCGCCGCGCCCAGGAGGCGAAGGCGGACTTCTGGCTCGACATCAGCTTTCAGCAGCGCCAGGCAGAGCGCAGCGCGATGGACCAGCAGGTCGCGGGCACGCTGAATCGTTACGGCTTCGACGAGGACCTGAATTCGCCGGAGGCCAATGCCATTCGCCAGCAACTCCGCGGGCAGCAGGCAAAAGAGCTCGCCAAAAGTTTCGGCGATGCCTTCAGCAGCGAGTTGATCTCCGGCAGCCACGATATCGGCAAGAGCTTCCTGAAGGGCTTCGAATCCGCACTAACCAGTGAAGCGTCGAAGCTCTGGGAGAAATTCTTCGACGGCATCGGCAACCTCTTCGCGGGGCTTCTGACGGGCGGCAAAGGCAGCAGCGGCTCTTCCGTTTCGAGTATCGGCAGCGTGGTGACGTCCGCAATCGGCGGCGGGGCGAATGACAATTCGGGCGCAGGAGCAGGATCGCTTTCCGGGTCCGGGGCCAACTTGGCCTGGAATTTCTGGAAGTCGAAAGGTCTTGCCGACCACCAGGTCGCCGGCATCCTCGGCAACATCAAAGCGGAGAGCGCCTTCAATCCCAAGGCGATCGGGGATTCTGGCAACGCGTTCGGCCTCTACCAGTGGAACGACCGGTCTCCATCGCTCATGGCCTCGATCGGCGGACGCGGGAACCTGGGCAATGAGCTCGCTCAGCACCAGTTCGCATACTCCGAGCTTATGGGTCCTGAGAGCAGGGCATGGAGCGCGCTCAAGAACGCGCCGGACGTGCGCAGCGCCACGGCAGCATTCGCCGGCTTCGAGCGCCCACAGGGGTTCTCGTGGGGCAATCCTGAAGGCGCTCATAACTTCGCTGGTCGACTCGATGGAGCCGAGCAGGCGCTGTCGAAGTTCGGAGGAACAGCAACCGCCGCGACGGATGGTCTCGGCAAGTTCGGGACCGGCCTTGGCTCTCTGGGAAATACCCTTTCGACGGGTGCATCTGGTGGCGCTGCTGCTGGCGGCGGCGGTGGTTTCTTCGGCTGGTTGAGCGGGCTGTTCGGTGGCGGCCAGTTTGCAAAGGCCCAAGCCGGCCTCCTCAAGCCGGGCCTGTTCGCTGACGGCACGAACTATGCACCGGGCGGCCTTTCCATCGTTGGCGAGCGTGGCCCGGAGCTGGTCAACCTTCCGCAAGGCTCTCAGGTCTTCAACACCAACCGCAGCGCCCAAATGATGGGTGGCAGCAATGACAATGGCCCTCGGCAAGATCGAAAGCTCGAGATCCACGTCCACGGCGGAAGCGGTGATGAGCATGTCCGCGAGCTCGCCCGGCAGGGCGCACAGGAAGCGCTCTATCAGGACAAGATCGATCAGGCTCGGGGCAGCTTCGGAAGCACGCAGAAGAAATTCAATTCACGGGTGGGCTGACGGTGGCGACATATATCAATCAGCCCATGTTCCCGGTCGACTTTCTGCGACCGACCGAGGCGACCTTCGATAACCCGGGCAGCGGGCTCGACGGTGGCGTCAATGGCGTCGGGGAGCCGATCAGCATCGAAACATCCGGCGGCGGCATCATCACGGCCACCTATTCCGGGATGGTGCTGGAAGGACCTGACGAGCGTTTCGAGGTGCTGAACTGGCTCGGTGCCCGTCTCAACGGCGGGTTTCGCTTCATCAACGTGCCGATCGTCAATGACAAGATCGGGCCGTTCCCGGTTATCAAGGGGACGCGCCGGCCGATCATCAATGGCATCCCGCATTCGGACGGATCGTTGCACTCCGATGGCGCGGGCTATTCCCAGGCGACCGTCTACGGTGAATTGACCGAGGACGCGGCCCTCAACGCCGGCATCCTATCCATGCGCGTCCACGGGGCCGCGCGCGACCTTCGCTGGTCGGACTGGTTCTCGATCTTCCACCCGACCAAGGGATGGCGCGTCTATCGGCATTGGGACGTGATCGACAAGAGCGATGACGCCAATCCGGTTTATCGGCTGGCCCTGAGCCCTCCCTTGCGCGAGGCCGCCGCCGTCGGGACGCGAGTGGAGCTCGCCCGCCCGCGCTGCGTCATGCGTCTACCCAAGGGCGTCACGGTGCCTTGGTCCTATAAGGGCTGGTATTCGTCGCGGCCGACCGTCCAGTTCACGGAAGCCTTCTAAATGGCCTATTCTGCTCAGTATGTGCCGGCGGCGGTCATCGAGGAGATGCGCGGCAGCCATCAGCTCGGCGTATTCCTGCGGATCGACACAGACCCAGCGCTGCACATGTGGTTCGGCGTCAACGACGTTCCGATCGGATTCGATGGCATCGACCCGGACGGGACGGTTTACTTGGGCGGCGGCCGCCTGATCGGCGTTCCCTCGCTCGAGGTGCTCGTCAACGGCACGTCCGATGCGGTCGACTTCTCTGTCTCCGGTATCGATCCGGCCACCGGCGCTGCGATGCTCGATAGCATCCCGGCCGTGCGCGGCAAGCTGGTGCAAGTCGGGCTGACGACGCTCGACCAATACTACCAGCCCATGAGCAACATCATCCCGATCTGGACGGGCATCGCATCGCATCCGAAAGAGGCGAGGGCGCCGATCCGGGAAGGCGAGAGCGCCACTCTGTCGCTCAGCCTGGCGGTGGTCGCCGGCGAGAATACCCGATCGAGGCCTGCAAAGGTTCTCTGGTCCGATGCGATGCAACGTTCGCTCTATCCGACCGACGCTTTCTGTGACGGCACGGGCCGCCTTGCGCGCGGCATCCAGCCGAAATGGCCGGTCTTTAGCTGAGGCTCCATGGATATTCACGAATTTCTTGAACTCCCGCATCGGTTCCGGTGGGGCGGAGTGGGCGGCGACGACTGCATGACCTTCCCGGCCTCATGGGCTTTGAAGTGCATCGGGATCGACCCGGCCGCCGATCTCCGTGGAACTTACCGCACCAAGGACGAGGCACACGCCATCATCGCTAGCCATGGAGGCGAATTGCCGTTCATGGACGTTCATCTGGTGGCGATCGGCGCAAAGCGCGTCCAGCAGCCGCAGACGGGCGATATCGGACTGATCAAGGCCATGACCGGCGAGACGCTTGCAGACCAGGTGGAAACCCAAATCGGGGCTATCCGCTTCGGTCCCCTTTGGGCCTGCATTCATCCCGCCGGCATCCGTGCGACGCCTGCCGAGTTCATTGCCGCCTGGAGGCTGCCTGCATGAGCCTTAAAGTTGGCTATGAGAGCGTGCCGACAGAGGCAGACCATTATTTCGAGCAGCATCGATGGGAATGGCAGGATCGATTCTTGCGCGGCAGCACGGCGCTTTACGATCCGATCTTCACGCCGCTTTTCACCAGCCTGTTCACGACGTTGGGGTTTTCTGCGACCACGGCGGCCTTGCTGGGCGCCGGCGCGGCCGCAATCGCAACCACCGCGCTCGCGATCGGCATCCAGGCGCTGCTCGCCCCGAGGCCACCGAAGCCGGAAGATGGCAAGGTGCCGAAGATGCAATCGGTCCCCTACCGCTGGTGGGGAGTGGGCCGAAACCGCGTTGCCGGCGCTTACATGCTTTGGGAAGCCGTCGGCAAGAAGCTTTTTGCCGTCCAGGCCATTGCCGGCCACAGGATCAAATCGATCAATCGCTACTGGCTTCATGACGATGAGGTGACGCTGCAGGGCGACGGGACGATCAACTCGGGCACCAATTACAACACCAACGTCCAGATATTCAGCCGTCTTGGTTTGGTCCCGGAGACCGATTATCCGGCAATCACGTCGGCTCTCTCTGGCCAGGGCGTGTGGTCGAGCAATCACAGAGGAGATGGGCAGGCTTCTCTCGGAATGATCTGCACCAGCTCCAACGCGGAGAAGCAGCAAAAGAGATTTCCCTACGGGCCGCCGCAATTGTCGGTGGAAGCCGATATGGCGCTCTGCTGGGACTTCCGCGATCCCCTTCAGGATCCGGAGAACCCGGCAACATGGCAGTGGACGCGAAATGCGGCCCTGATCATGGCCTGGCATCAGTGCTTCAACGAGTTCGGCCATAAGCGGGACTATACGCGGGCCATCCTGCCTGTGCTCGACATGTGGCAGGAAGAAGCGGACGTCTGCGACGAGCTGGTGCCGCTGGCCGGCGGCGGCAATGAGCGCCGTTACGAGTGCAACGGCTTTGACACGACCGAAAACGATCCGAAGGCTGCCACGAACGCGATCCTCGCCTCCTGCGACGGCTGGATCTGCGAACGAGGCGACGGTGCGTTGCTCTTCATCGTCGGGAAGTTCCGCGAGAAGTATCTGACGACCCTGACCGACGCCGATATCGTCGGCCATCAGATCGAATACGACGTCCTCTTTGAGGACGAGTGCAACCGCCTCATTCCGAAGTTCTGCTATCCCGCCATCGGCTATGCCACCTCAGACACGGATTTCTTCGAGGACACACCTGCGCAGCTGATCGCCGGCCGGGTCCTCGCTCAGGAAGCGAACTATCAGTGGGTGCAGCAATGGCGTCAGGCTCGGCGCCTGGGCAAGCGTGACTGGCTGAGGCTTCAGCAAAAGGTGACAGGCCAAATCAATGTCCGGCTGTCGGGCATCAACTCGGTCTATAGCCGCTGGGTAAAGCTCGAGGCGCCCAAGATGCTGCCGCGTCTGGATGGCGCGATCGTCGAGAACAGGAAATCGGTGCTGTCGCTGCTCCAAGGCGGGTTCGTCATGGACATCATGAAGCATCCGCCGAACATCGACGCGTGGAGCCCATCGATCGAGGAGGGGTCTCCACCGGCCACGCCGCCAAGGACAGACGCAGGCGGCATTCCAACGCCGGTGATCAACCTTGTCCAAGCAAAGCCTAACGGCAACAGCGTCTACATCCGCGTGGTCATCATCGATCCGGATGACGAAACGCTGATCCCGGTCATCCGGTACCGCCTTGCCAATGCGGGCTCTGGCACGCCCGGGCCGTGGATTGAGCAGCGGTTTCCGAATCCGGTTCCGGCTGGCGGCTTCATCGACATGAGCACCAACGTGGTGCCGTCGAACCAGCTACTCGATGTCCAGGCGTCTTTCATCGCGTCGGATGGCGATTACGGGAACTGGTCGGTCACCGCCAACGTCACGGCAACGGTTGATCCGACCGCGCCGGGCGTGCCGGTCAACATGACCACCGCCAACGCATCGGGCACGGTGACAGTCAGCGCGAAGGCGGCCAACGACAACACCCGCTACCTGATCTTCAAGCGCGGGACGACAGGGCAGACCTTCACCGCCGCGACCTTGATCGGCCAATACAATGTGACCGCCAACCAGACGATCACGCTGACGGACACCCCGGGCACCGGGACATGGAAATATTGGTGCGGGGCCGAAAACATCTCCGGCGTGCCGTCCAGCACCCAAGCTTCATCCACAATCACCGTTTGAACAGGAAAAACACATGCCTGAAAGCGCTCTCGTCATTTGGGCAGATGGCCCGTCGTCCAGCCCCTATGAGCCTGACAAAGCTCTAATCCGGGCGTGGGGCTATTGGGTCGAGTCCACCATCGGCGCATTGTCCTCGGGCGCGACAATCTCTTTCCTGTCGCTGGCCGCGCTGAATGCCGATTTGAACCACCCGGCCTATACGCTCGCGTGGGTGAACGGAGATCCCGTTGCCGAAAACAACGGCATCTACCGGAAGCTCGGCGCATCAGGCACAGGGTCGTGGACTCGGTTCGCCGATCTTCCGTATTCCTTCATCGCAGCGACTGCGACGGCCGACGGTGAGCCGAGCGCCATCGAGGCGGTCACAGGCATTCCGGTTTCCTCCTCCGCAATGATCGTGCTCGATATCCTGGAGGAGAACGATGCGTCCCCGGTGACGGTCTCGTTCAACGGCGGCGATCCGCTGACCATCAAGTCCAACACGGGAAACGATATCGCCACCGGCGGCCTGCTGGCGGGCATGCGAGTGCTCGGCACGATAATCGGCAACACCTTCCGACTGATCACCGACCAGGTCGACGCGGCGATCGTGGCAGAGGCTGAAGCCGCAATGACGGCGGCGATCGCTGCCCGCAATGGCGCCAAGGAATGGGCAAATAACAATTTTGGCGTACCGGTTTCCGTGCCGGCAGGCGGAGATGGGTCCACGACCTTTTCCGCGAAGCACTGGGCAGAGGTCGCGCTCGAGGGCGGGACGATCCTGCGCGGATATCTGTTCGGTGGAGAGATCAGCAACAACGCCACCGACCTTACGAACGATCTCGATATTGCTGCCGGTGTAGCGGCGAGCGATGATACCACGCCAATCCTTATGGTCTGGGCTGCTGTTACCCGTCAGCTCGATGTCGCCTACGGGAGCGGCAACGGTGGGCGGTTCGACAGCGCGATTGCCGACGGCGTGTGGCACATTTTCGCCTGCTCGAACGGATCGGCGACGATCATTGGCATGTCTCAGAGCGTTGTGCCGACCAGCGCGCCGAACTATCCCTCGGGCTATACAAAATATCGCCGCATCGGTTCGCGTAACCGCATCTCCGGCGCTTGGCGTCGAGTGATACAGCGTGGCGATCGTCACATGCTGCTCGATCCGCTGCCGCAGAATGGCGGGGCCGCCATCGGAACAACAACAACGGCCGCTTTGCTCGGTCTGACGGGGATTCCGACGGGGATCGAAGTGGAGGCGCTGTTTGAGGCGTCATTTACCTCGGCGACCGTGACTTCTGGTGCCCTTCTTTCTTCGCCGCTTATCAACGATGCTGCTGTCGGTGCCAGCAACGCCGGGACGAACGTTGGCCATATCCAAGTAGCCAGCCAGTATACGGCGGGCAGCCTTCGCGTCCGGACGAACACATCTGGGCAAATCCGCCATCGCGCGGCTGCCGCTGGCAATCTTTATCTTGCCGTTCATGGATGGTTTGATGATCGCGGTGCTGCCGTCTTCAAGAGCGCTTCCGCCGCCGCATCTGGCAGGGGCATCGGCTCTGCGGTCCTCTCCGCTGATTATCCGACGTTGCAGGATGCGATCACTGCAGCGGCCGGGAAACGTCTCATTGTCGAAGCCGGCAGCTATGTCGTCAGCAGTTCGTTGACCGGCGTCGACAACATCGAGATCGAAAGCAATGGCCCGGTGACGATCAGCACCACCGCTGACATTGCTATCCTCGACATGACCAGCAAAACCAACTGGATGCTGCGCGGCATGTTCCGGTTCGTCGGCGATGCCACGCCATACACCGGCTACCCTGGCTCGCTTGCTGACAGTGGGCAGAAAGGCATCAAGCTGTCGGCCTGTGACCGCTATATGATCGACGGCATGATCGAGTTCGAAAATATCAACGGCTCGGGGCTTTATGCCGAACTCAGCGCGGGCGGCTGGCAGCACAAGGGGATGATCCGGGGGCTGCGCGCCAAGAGCTGCTATCATGGCATCCGCTATACAAACGTCGCTGAATACGACGAGGTGAGCGACTTCTCGATCGACAACTGCGCTTTCGCTGTCAGGGTCGAGAGCGGGAACGTGATGTTCGTCAACGGCAAGATGAATTTCAACTCAGTATGTGTCAGCGTCCAAGCGGGCAGCAACGATGCGCACGGTGAATTCGCCAACTGCCAGATGAACCACTCCGAATATGCCGTTGACTGCTTGGGTCTGACGTTCGGCGAAGTCTTTACCGGATGCATTGCGCTTGGAAACCAAGCGGGCTCCGGACACGGCAAGATCCGCATTGATAATTCCGTAGGAGTCCAGTGGAATGGGGGGCAAATTGGTTGCGATATCAGCCTTCTAAATACGTCGAAGGTGGCGATTATGAACGCCTATATGCGCAGTGGCCTGATGTCTGCACCATCTGTTTCCGGTGCAAGCATATTCACCGCGAAGAATAACGTCGTCGATACTGGCGGCCTCTGGACCTACAACAACTAGACGAACGATCAAAATTCGATACTGGAGCTTGTTGATTCGGCGGCTTCTTGGCATACAGCGGCCACGAAAATCCGAGGAGTTGCAATGTCCCGTGTAGATCGAGCTTCATATCGCAACCGCGGCGGCCTAATCCAGAAGCTGATTTCGGCCTACAAGGCACGCCGTTTCTTCACCAAGGCCGGTGAAAATGTGGTGGTCAAGGCCAGCGCAGAATTCCGGATGGTGAAGAACGCTATTTTGGAAGTTGGCGACAATGTTACCATCCAGGATTACACATTCTTTCAGCTGACGATGCCTGATCCGAAGGTGTACATCGGCAACAACACTGTCATCGGCCGGCGGAATATCATCACCGCCAAGAACAAGATCACCATTGGGAACGATGTGCTGATCGGATCTGATGTCCAGATCATCGACCACAGCCACGGCATGCGGCGCGACACGCCGATCAGGCTTCAAAAGGCGGAAATCGGGTCAGTTGAAATCGGCGACGATGTTTGGATCGGCGCCGGGGCCAAGATCATCATGAATGTGAAGATCGGAAAAGGCGCCGTGATTGGCGCCAATTCGGTGGTCACGACGGATATACCGGAGTACGCGATAGCTGTTGGATCGCCTGCAAAGGTAGTCAAATACCGAGAGTAGTCTTAGATCGGTTCTATGTGGCTGAAATCGTCCGATGCATCATATTGGAAGGGCTTGGCATCATAGGCGGCTTTCTGTGCGGCCTCGGCCTCAGCGACACAGTCCTGCCAAGCGCCCTTCCATTCCGGCTCCCGTTCCGAACGAACGGCGTGGATGGCGCGCGCCATAGCTGCGATCTCTCTTGATGGCATGTCTCTGTCCTTAGCTAAATGAACCGGTCCGCCTGCTCATAGCGCCGATCGGCGATCAAGAAAAGATAACCTTTCCACAATCTGGAGATACCCATGAACCGATCGCAATTCTTTGAGACCGTTCGAACCTCTGTGTTCGGCGGATCGCTGGCTCAATCTCAGGTCAATGAGATCGAGGTGGCTTTGCCGCCTTCCTGAAAACATCGGCCGTCAGTATCGGGTAAGGACATACATGCGTGGATGGCAGATGGTAACAATCTCCGTGTGAGGACGGTACGGCGGACGGTACTCCACCAATACCTGACCGCACTCGTGAAAGGTCTTCCTGACATACACCTTTTTAGGGTGGTAAACGACATGGCGCGTAGCCGCTGGCGGGCGATAACCCTCGATCATGTCAGCTGCAAAAACGGGGTGGCACAGGATAGCTGTGGCACTGACAGATAGAATAACGGCTAGTGCTCGAAACATATTTCCCTCCTTGATGGTGTTAAGGAAATATGGCGAAGGGCGAAGATGTCGAGTCTTGGCTAGCCCACCTCGCTGACATCAAAAGCCAAGCCGCCTCCGGGCTGCATTTTCACATCCAAAATCGGAGATCTCCATGCTCGTCCATAACTGGCGCGAGGTGCTTAAACGCGCCTGGTCGGTGCGCCTGCTTGCCTTTCTGCTCTTCATCATAGCCGCCGAGCCCGTCTATCTGTTCTTCGCTGCGGAATGGGTGGCGAAGAGCTTCTATGTCCGCCTCGCAATGTCGGCGCTTACCGGCATCATCGCCGCCGCAGCCCTCCTGGCGCGGTTCTTCGTTCAACAGAAACTCTCAGGGGATTTGAATGGCAAACCGCCTTCAGAAGGGTAGCGCCGCGGCTGCAATGGCCGTGGCATTGGTCGGCAGCTTCGAGGGGCTTCGTCAGAGTGCCTATCCAGATCCGGCAACGCAGGGGCAGCCGTGGACGATCTGCTACGGCTCAACGAACGGCGTTAAGCCGGGCGACCGCAAGACGGTGGAACAGTGCAAAGCGCTGCTGGCGCTCGAGCTGCAGACCTATGCCGCGGGCATCGATCATTGCGTCGCCGTTCCGCTGCCGGATGCTCGCTTCGTGGCGCTGACCTCCTTCGCCTACAATGTCGGGGTCAAGGCAGCCTGCGGATCGAGCGCCGTCAAACTCATCAACAAGGGCAAGACGGCTGAGGGCTGCGAGGCTCTGCTGAAGTGGAACCGCGCCGCCGGCATCGTCTTTCCCGGGCTGACCCGCCGTCGGCAAAAGGAACGCCAATTCTGCCTTGAGGACCTGTGATGTTCGGAATCCTCGATTATGCCAAGCTTGGCGCCGGCGTCGCGGCCGGAATCCTCTTTTATCATGTCTACGCCGTCGCCATCGGCTACCCTTCCGCGGCTCGCGAGGCGCGGGCGGGCTACGTTCTTCTCGCTGAGAAGACAGCCGCTGACGCCCGCGCCGCCGAGATGGAGCGCCAGCGCAACGCTGCTGCCCAGGCTACCGAAGAACACCGGAAACGCCTCGAAGCCGCCCAGGCATCCGAGCAGGCCGCCAAAGACACCCTCGAAACCGAGATCAGAACCTATGAACTCCAGCTTTCCGAGAAGAACCGCGCTTGCCCTGTCACTGCTGCTGATCGTGACTGGCTGCTCCGCCACTGAGCGCCTGAACCGTGCGGCTACCGCCAAAGGGCAGGCGCAAGCGGGGGTGCTGCTTCCGGCGCTTCCGGTTGATCTGCGCAAGCAGGAACCGCATGCGACGGTCGTGGAAGGGCAGCCGCTGATCTCGATCCTTGCGCGGGAACGGCAGGCGCTCGATCGAGCGAATAGTCGGCAGCAACGAACAGTCGCATTCTACGACGATATCCAGACGCGCCTCGGCGCACGATAGGCATAGGCAAGGGCAAGGCGCAATTAAATGGCGGATGAGATGGTAAACGGCAACGGTAACGCATTCGACCCAATGGGCTCGCTTATCAGAGCGCGTCGAGAACCAAGGGAAAGATATTATCGACCTGCGCTCGAACATGAACAGCGGGTTTCAGGGCGTCAACTCTAACCTGGCTGCCCTATCGAACGAGCTGCGCAGCTCCGGCAAAACGCAGTGGCCGGTGATATGGTCGGCAATCGGCGTCGGAGTCGTGATCCTTTCCGGTCTGGGCTTCATGGCGCTGCAGCCGATCAAGGACAATACGGGACGCCTCGAGGAGGCCGTAATCCGCATTTCCGAAAGCACCCAAGCATCGTTTGCGAAAGTCAACGACGCGATGGTCACCCAGAAGGAAATGGAGTGGCGCACGCAACGCGGGGCCGAAGACAGGAAAAGAGCGGATGACGCCTTGGCAGATCTTCGGACCCTGACCGTCACCCGAAACGAATGGTCAGAGCGCAATCATGCCCGCGATGGAGAGATCGCCGAGCTCGGCCGGCGCATCGACGAGCTGCGTCAGGAGGTTGGCTCGGTCTATGGAACGCGAGATGTGATCGTGGACCTCAAGCGAGAGATCAGCACTTTGCGTCAACGTGTTTTCGAAATCCGACCGGACGGCCGTGCCGCGGCTGAATGACCGGAGCGCTATGTCCGTCCATTCCACGCTAATACCGCCCGCCATGTCTCATGCTCACGCTGCCTGGCGCTTTCGCTGAAAAACCGCGACGTCTCGACAGTGATTTTCTCGCCGCAAGTCGGACAGGATATAATCGAGATGGCGCCGTACATGGCCTGCGGCCGGTGGCCCCGGCTGCATCGATCCAATTGCGGAGACGTGTCGTCAACTGCTGGAAATCGCCAGCGCTTCACTCGTCCCTCCCTCAACTATTGTCCAACCAGTGGCGAAAACCTTCATAGGCCTACTAAGAATAAAAAAAAGCCCCGCCGAGGCAGGGCAGTTGGGAAACATGAGATGAAGTGGATGCCTCGTTCTTACGCTATTTACGGGCCACGCAGAAGGGTTGGAGAACAAGTGGACCATTGCCCTCCGCGCGGCCCGAACCCCTTAGAAGGGGCAGATCGCGAACAGACAGGGCAGACGCTATCCGACGATCCGGAAGCCTAACCACTGTCAGAGGCGGCGGTTCCCGCACAGTTTTGAACCATTCGGATCGCGGATCGGCTTCGACCCTGGGCTGAAGATCGACTAAGGCGAGTCCCAGTTCACCTAAGAGGAAGACCCCGCCAGAGCGGGGATAGTTTAAGGGGTGGTTTCTATTAACCGTGCCTCTGACGACGGAATGGTTACCCTGACCGAAGCTTTATTAGCTTGCAATAATATTAACTCGTCGAGAATGTTTTCTTCACAGTTATTTAAGCGGCGAAGCGTTCGTTTTCGTACTAAATCGGCCGTGTCGGTACAACTTTATACAATTTCTGATAATTTTTCTATCGGCCGCTCAGCGATCTGCTAAACCCCGAGCATTTAATTCTCCTGTGCGTTGGGCGGCCGCTGATCTTCTCGATCGGTTTGTTGCATCCGTACTTTCCAGCCGTCGCATGCCTACGGGCCGCGCAAAAGGGTTGGAGAAGGAGTAGACCATTGCCCTCTGCGCGGCCCGAACCCCGTGGAGGGGGTAGATCGCGAACAGTGCAGGGCAATACGCCATCCAACGATCCAAGCGGGTTAACCACCAGTCAAGGGATGTGGTTCCTGTACAGTTCCGCACCGATCATTCCGCTGCTTCGGGCTCCAGGTCCGCGCGAAACCCTCTTTGAGCAGCTTCGTGCCAATCTCTTCCCCGTTTGTGCGATAGATGGTTGACGAGCGGCCGGTGCGTCTGTGTCTTGTCCACCGAGCCGCTGAGCGCGATCCGCAAACCTTTTCAGTCAGCAGCTCCTTCAGTGCCCCTTTGCCGTGGGCGGGCCGCTCAGCTCCTACTGAACGACCCGCCCGGTGCAGGATTGTATAAAGCGGCAGCTCTGACCCAACATTCCAGTCGGTCTAGCCGTCCGTTTTCAGACGCTGACCATATGCCATAACGGCAAGTAGGTGGCAATTATGTTCGGCGCACTCTAACGGTGCTGATCCAGGCCCTGCCTGTCCTACTTGAAACTTGTCATGCCGCCGCTGCTGCTCCCGCACCTATTGGTGTCCGGCTAAGTCTCCTTGGTTAGAACTCTATTTTTCCACCAGTTCAGCTGGGACGTGATAGCTTCCGCCCTTAGTGAGTAAAGCCCAGACAACTCTCGCATTCTTGTTGGCGAGCGCGACTGCGACCACTTTGAGTGGTCGCCGGTCCATAAGCCTCCGCAGCCACTCAGAGCGCGTGCCGTATCGCCGAGCTGCGTTTAACACACCCATAGCCCCGATATAGAGAAGAGAGCGCAGATCAGCGTTTCCCATTCTCGAAATGCCCCCGGATCGCTGCTTGTCGCCGCTCGAATTCTGCCTTGGGGTTAGACCGAGCCAAGCCGAGAAGTGGCGAGCGGATTTGAAGCAGCCGGGATCCGGCACATGTGCTTGAATTGAGGATGCTGTCAGCGTCCCAATACCCGGAATGGCCATCAGTCGGCGAATATCCTCGTCCTGCTTTGCGTGGGCTGCGATGCGGTCGTCAATACGCTCAATTCGCGCTGTAAGCGCCTCGATCTCCGTTACGATTTCGTCGAGCATGAGCCGCGCCGCTGGAGGAATGGAAGCGTCGCCTCGCTCTGGAAGTGCAGCGACGAGCTTGCCGAAGTTTGCAATGCCGCGATTTGCAACGAGGCCGAACTCAGCCATAAAACCCCGCAATGCGTTAACCGCATTTGCTCTTTGGCGGACAAAGAAGGTTCGCGTGCGGAGAACCATTGTTGCCGCCTGTTGTCCTGCCGTCTTCACCGGAACGGATCGAATATCGGGGCGTTTCATTGCTTGGCTTATGGCTACGGCGTCCGCCGCATCCGTTTTGCCGCGGGTGACAAACGGCTTCACATACTGCGCAGGTAATATTTTAACCTCGTGCCCCAAAGCGCCGATCTCTCGTGCCCAGTGGTAAGAACTTCCGCACGCCTCCATTCCCACGACGCAAGGGGGAAGTTTCTCGAAAAACGATAGCACCTCGCTACGGCGAAGTTTCCGATTGAATAAGGTTTGCCCTTGGGCGTCTGCGCCGTGGGCCTGGAATACCTGCTTAGCCAAGTCCAATCCGACTGTTGCGATTTCCCTCATTTGCTCTTTCTCCTGCTGAGGTTGCAGAATTAGCTATGTGCACGCCATATGTAATCTGTGTGACCGCAGGGGCGATGAGAAACTTTTTGCAATGCACGGGCAGGCGATTAATGCTGTAAATGCTGTAAGAACTGATCGTTCCTGCGACCTCGGCGCGAAACTGGAGATTTTCCGATGACTTCCCTTGCCGTCACGATGGAAAGACAAATCACGCTGCCGCCTGATTTGTTGACACACATTAGTGTCAGACCGGGGGAAAAAATCGAAATTGAAAAGCTTCCTGGGGGCGAGTTGCGCGTAAGGGCTGCTCTGCCGGCGACCATCAATGATTTCATCGGACGACATGCCAGCAAGACGAAAGAGCCGTTGACCATCGAAGAGATGAACGAAATCACGGCCTCGAGCTGGGCCGGCACCGGTAGCGACGATGTTCGCGGGCTAATGGACCCTGACAAAGATCGGGAACGTTTGCGCGACCTTCTAATTGAAGGCGCTTCGTCCGAGCCGACTGGACCAGTTGACGCCAGCTATTTCGAGGCTGTGCGCGACCGCGCCCTGAAAACCTCAAGATGACGGCAGGCTATTGGTTCATGCTTTTGAGGGTGACGCGAGTGCGGACTCGTCGCGGATCATTCCCGCGGGCGGCCGGAGTACGCAGTCGTTACGGTACGGCGAATCGTCGTGGACGCCAAGCGGGAAAGCTCAGCGGGTGAACCTTGAAAGCCTTGAAAAATCAGAACTCTCGGGCGCGATAATTAGGAGTGAAGAGGCCGGAAATTAGAAGTCAGCAGGCCGCTAATTGGGAGTCAGCACCTCGAAATAGAGGCCGCGAAGCGTGCCACCGTACTCTACACAGCGATACCCTAGAGCCCGTGTGTGACAGTACATAGGCTTCGAGCAGAAACCTCACGTCCCGTCTTCCATCGCCTTCAGGGCGTCTGCAGGCAGGCCGTCGAAATCATCGGAAATTCTAATCTTGCCGCGCATAGCCCCCTTGCGAACGGAAACACGGGCTGCGAGCGCCTGTGTCTGCTCATAGGTCTTATGCGGGAAGTGCTCAAAGCACCACCAGCGGGTCGGGGCGGCCGCGGACAGACTGTTGCCCCAGCTTCCCCACTCATTGCATCCCGTTTCCTCGCAGTAATGGAGATACATATGCGGCGACGTCGTCAGCGCCGGCCGGTCGGTATCGCTCATTTTTCCTCCTGGAGCTGCCAGCCCGCTTTTGGCTTTGGCCATCCCTTGCTCGCTGCCCGGTAATCAGCTTCGATCTCAGCCTTCGCCTTCGCGGCCGTGACGCTTTTTGCCCAGACAGTGATGCGCATGCGGCCCGCCTTGAAGACGAAGCGACGTTCGGTGGTGCTTTTGCCAGCAGTATATCCTGCGCGAAAGCAGGCGCGCGCAGCCGACGGGGTAACGCTGTCTCGGAAAGAACTCGGTTGCGACCGCCACCAATCGTTAAATGCGATTTCGAAGGCGACGGTTTTTGATTGCGAACGGTCAAGCATGTCAGTCTCACTCGTACTTCGGCCGCCACCCGCGGGTAAAGCCCCGGCCCATGGCGCCCTCGGTTAAAACTAGCTGCCATCGAAGGTGGCGAATATCACCTAGGAGGGTTCCTATCGCCGACTTCACGTCGCCCTTGTGATAGACAAGCACTTCCGCAATCTCATCGTCAATTACGGCTTCTCCGATCGGCTGCTCGCGCATATCCGTGCTCCATATTTGCTGTTTTAAGATGGGCGGCCGTCTCGCCGATGTTCTTATTATGTTCACGCTCGTATCGGAGTCAATAATCATTCTTGGTCAATTGCTTTTTAAGGCATTGCTGATGAAGTGCCGGCATGACGAAGCCGCCTCGTAAACCCTCACAGCCGCTGCTCGGTAACGTTGACGCACCCATCCGCAGCCGGCCGCGCCGGCGGCGCGATCCAGCCCAGCCGAACCTTCCCCTCGATCCAATGCCTGCCCGCATCGAGCCTTGTCTAGCGCTCCTCAAGCCGAAGCCGCCGAAAGGCGCGCAATGGTCGTTTGAGGTGAAATGGGATGGCTATCGCATTGCCGTTCACATCGCACCATCTGGCGTTCACATCCTGACACGTGGCGGTCATGACTGGACGCACCGCTTCCCGGCGATCGCGGCCGAAGCAGCGCAGCTCGGCGCGGCGACGGCAATCCTCGATGGCGAAGCTGTGGTGCTGGATGACCAGGGCCGCTCGGATTTCGGCAAGCTGCAGCAGTCGCTCGGCGGCCGGGGCGGGAAGCTGAATTCCGGCGCATCGGTCCTAATGGCTTTCGATCTTCTATATTTCGACGGCCACGATCTGACGAAGACGGAGCTTTCGACGCGACGGCACTTGCTCGAGGGGCTGATCGCACCAGGCCGGGAAAGTTCGATACGGCTCTCGGAAGACGTCGACGCCGATGGCGAGCAGCTGCTGCGTGTCGCTTGCGAGCACGGGCTCGAAGGTATCATCGCGAAAGACCGCAACAGCCCGTATCGCAGCGGCCGCGGCGGCGATTGGCTCAAGATCAAATGCATCCAGAGCGATGGCTTCGCGATCATCGGCTACGAGAATTCGACGGCAGCTTTCGGCGGCATCGGCCGGCTGCTGCTTGCCGCGCGCAAAGGAGATGAGCTCGTCTATGTTGGTGGAGTGGGGACGGGGTTCAACGAGCGTTCCGCGGCCGAGCTCCGAGAGCAGATGGACAAGCTGATCATACCCCAGCCGGCCGTCAACACCGGACGCAAGCGCAACGCGGTCTTTATCGAACCGAAGCTTGTCGCCGAGATCGAATATCGAGGATCGACCAACGACGGGAAGCTCAGGCACGCCTCATATAAGGGGCTGAGGGAGAAGCAGGACAACGCGGCGGTTTATGAGATTGCTTAACGGGTGGCTCGCTCGTATCTCACGTGAGCTTTCAGGACGCCAGCTTCCGCAAGCATTTGGAGGCCACCACCAAATTATAAGCCGTCACGGCTAATGCCGCGAACAATACCTTATGCACGATCGAGCAATGACCTCTCTTACACGATTAGCGGGCCATCCGAGCCGATTGGCCAGGCTTTTATGGCTTTTACATGCGCTGCAGGAAACTCGCACGATCCGATGCCCATTCATCGTTCAGCAGACCCAGACCTTCATCTGTCCAGAACCCGCCACCTAGCTCCGGCTTGACCAAGCCGTAGGATGCCAACACTTCAACCGCATTTTCGCCGGCGCCCATAGACTTGTGAACTAGGCCTTCCGGGCCTTCGTCCATGTATTGCAGACACATGTGAGCCAGAGCCTTCAAAATCGTTCTTTCTTCTGGTGTCAT